ACCAATAAGGTTTTCTCTGCTTGAATAGGTCATCCTCGTCTGCAATAAGAAGGTTCTGAACGTGGTTCTCAAAGTTGTACGGACACTTAATCTCAATCACACCAAAGCGTGAGCAGATACCATCGGGAGAGCCTCCTGCGTGGTCTCCGTAGGGGATAAACCCTACAGAGTCAACATGAGATTCCATCATCTCGGCATATATATTACAAGCCTCTGCCTCGTGTTCCACACCCCATTCCGTAGCCGCAGAGTTAGTGGTCTGCTCGATGCCAGTCATTTCCTCGGCAACCTTCGACATGATGTAAGACTTGGTAGTCTCAGACAACTCTCCGTTCTCTCTCGCTGCCTTCGTCTGAGGTTGAGTCATTAGTTTGTATATCTCTGATGCGGTAAACTTACCAACACGAGCGTTGAACCATGCTTGTGAGCGTTGGTTAGACGCTTGTGCTTGTTCCTTTAGGATTTCGTTTAATAGATTATTCATTGTCCCCTCCTTTAACTTTCTTACGAGCCTTCTCAATGATCTCTTTCTTCTGCTCCGGATCAATCATTACCGACTCATCAGACAAAGCAGTCTCAAGTTCTACCACATTGGTAGTCTTCTCAAGTAAGCGTTCAACTTGCTCCTCGCTCATCTTCACATACTCAACGGTCTTGTACTCCTCGTTGTCGATAGAGATAGCGGTGTTAACCTTCTCAATCTTATCCAAGGCAAACGAAGACTTAGGGATAGACTTCCAACCTCTCTTCACAACGGTCTTACGAGCCATCTCTGCATAGTCAGTAGACCATGGGCCAACATCCTTGCGACCAGTCTCTGAACGATTCTTGATAGCATCGATTTGTGGCTTCCACATAACCTCGAACAAGGTCTCGTCATTGTGCAGTACAAAGATTGCGTAAACGGCAATGATGTCATCAACCTTGAAGGTCTCTCCCTTCGGCTTGTGGTTGATGCGAGGTGATGTACCTTGAACGATGTCGAAGTCATCTCCTCTGTAAACTACTCCCGAAGAAACCGACTTGATAATCCCGGTGTCAGAGATTAACTTAATCATCCCCTGGTATCCAGGCATGAGTTTAGCGTTGCCCTTGAAAGGAACGAGGTAAGCCAAGTTCATCACAGGGTTCAGAGACAACTTGGTCAATGCACAATTGTACACAGCCATTGCAACTGATTGTGGGTTAGAATTCGCTAACACTTGGTTGTTGTTAGCAGCTTGGATGGCGAAAGACATCTCTCTCATGAGGACTTCTTCTCCTCCCATCAGTTTAATCATTTCCTCTCTGCGAGGTTCGATGAACGGCATAACCGTCTTTGGTGAAATTGTTATGTTTGACATAATTTATAAGTTTTCTTTATTAATGTTTTGCGAATGTAACACATTATTCGAAACCCTCCAAAACTTTTTTTGTAAATTTTTCTAATGTTAATAAGTAAGGTTCGTGTTCGAGCTTTATATCCGTACCCCACTTGCTAAAAATCTGCTTGAGAATCTTCCTCCTCTCCCCTTGTGGAAGGTGTAAAAGAGCAAGGTCAAAGTACACATATGACTTGGGATCTTGTGGTATGCCCAGAGAGATGCACATCTTGTTCACCCTCTTGTGCATCGTGTCGAGGACTAGGTATGTGTCTGCCCTCTTTAAATACTTTTGGCTACGAGAAGATTTTGCCATTGTTTCTTGTGTCGGTTCTCTCTATTGATGACTTTATGTTCTTCCAATCGACAAGGTCTTGCTCCTCGAAAGTCATCCTTCCATGAAACAAAGACATCATCCTCTTAACCTTAGCCGGATCAAACTCTGGTCTGAATATCTTCAAAGCGTTCCTCGGATTTATGTCCTTTTCGGCAAAATAGGTGAGCCAATTTGCTCTATACTTGTGTTTCGATTTCATGCTTTAAGCGTTCAATTTTCTCTCTAAATTTCTCCACCTCATCGCAGTATTCGAGTATCGAATTGATGACCTTCATGACCTTCTCCTGGTCTCTGATTGGCTTCTTTCTGCCCACAATGTCGCTTATCCAACGCTGCCCATTACCACACTTATGGTTGATATAAGCCATGTTTAACACATCAGCGTGAGACCTACAAGTCTTAATAAAGGACATCAGTAGGGAATCCCCGATAACCTTTTTCTGCGGTTTATTTTCTTGTGTATTGTTCAAACTATTGTTGTGTTGTAAAATGTGTGCGAGAAGTTTTTACAAACCAAATGTACTATAAATGCCAATAGAATCAAAACTTCGCACCGTCTGACCTCTTGTAGAAAGTGATAGTATTTTTTTTGAAATCGGGCGGTGATCCGGCCAAATTCTGATCAGGGTGACCAGGATCGATTCAAATAAGCACTAACCCTCTGAAAATTAGGCACAAAAAAAAAGGATGCTGAATTAACAACATCCTTTTAAGATTATCCATGATTAAATTCTCATTCGAGATTGCAGATGATATGAACGATAGGTAGTATAATTGCTGCTGCAACTATGACCATGATAGACTTGGTGAGCAATGCTACGAACAAAGTCAGCAGAAGGATGATGTATATGACCAACATCACCTTGTCGAATAGGTTGCTCATAATTCTCCTCCCGATAGTTTAGGAATCAACCCGAACTGATTCTTGTGCGTGAGGCATAGAACACCGACATCGTTTCCTTCTTCGTCTTGCGATGGATATATTTCTACTCCATCATCCAAGGTGATAACGATTGTGCCGTAGTACCATCCGTTCATTTCGATTTCCTCTCTCGTCATAAATCTTACTGACTTGATGACCTTGCCGACCAACATCTGCTCGGCTTGTTTTGTCCAATAGTTTTTCATGCTTCTTCCTCCTCGAAATTAAAGTAACCTTGCGATGGGCAGTTCTTCGAGTCTTCCACATCACCCCAGGCGAGAGACTCATCCTCTACGAATCTCGGGAAGATAACCCCTTTGTAATGAAAAGCCAAGGTGAGACCTATGCTCCTTCTCTCTCGTTCCGCAGACATCTCCTCGGCAAACTTTGGATTGTTCTTGTTCAGCTCGTAGACTGCATCGTAGAAATCTATTCCTCCGAATACACCGTATCCTTCGTAATCCTCTTCAACGAACTTGTCTCCGTTAGGCATTAGCATTATTACTCTGAATGTTCCTCTGCTTGAGTATGTGTTACTGATTGAGCGATTCGTGTCGCTTGTTTTCCAACTAAAAAATCCCATGTTATTTATTGTGTTAAGTTATTATTTAAGGTCATTAATCAATTCTATATCTTCGGGAGAATACTCTTGTTCGTTATCCCAATCCCCATCCCAGTGTTCGCAGATGCTCTGCGGAATGTATCCGCATCCGTCAAACAATTGCTCTACTGAGATATCTGCTTTGCCGAATGTCTCCAATTGCTCAATCATTGCACTTCCGAATTCTCTTATCTCAGATGCGTCAGAGAAATACCAATCAAGTAATTTAGATGCCTTGATTACATTCAAGGTCTTCATTCGAATTGGTTTCTCTTCCGAGTAATCTGATATCGTCTCGGGAAGTTGACAAAGTTTAGTGATGCTCTTCAAGTCTTCGAAGACTTCTGAATCCTCGCTGAATACTTCTTGTTCAGTCAAGTTGATCAGGACTTGCAATGCAATTTGATTGATAATTTGCAAATGTTTTTGCGTGATTTCTTTCTCCATTGTTTTAAATTATTTATTGATTTCGATTAATGTTCCGTCCGCTTGTTCTTCGTAGTAGTAGTCACTATCTTCAATATCCCATTCAGTAAAGTAGTACTCTTCCTCGGCATATGCTTCGTCAAGAAGGAATTCATCAGATAGTTCTTTGTACTCGTCAACATTCCTACTTCGTAACCATTGAATCACATCTGATTCATTCTCGAAGTAAAATTCTCCGTCAAAACAACAAAAGCCTCTATTCATTCCTTTGCCCGTAGCAGAATCTTTTCTTGCCCATTTAATTTTATCCATCGTCTTATGTTTTTAGTTATTTGGATTTAATGCGTTGCCCAGGATTGCGAAGAGAGATTCTTTCTCGTCTTCCTTGGTCAGTTTCAACTTGACTACTCTCTCAGCGTAGAAGATGTGATGACGATTGTACAAGTCAACGAGTCCTCTTCTCCAAAGAGAGATATCGGGAATGGATGCTCTGAAGTAAAAACCGTTAACCATCTTGCAGAGGACATCCGTATAGATTGCTTCCTCAGTAATCTCGAAATCGTCTTGGTTGTACTCTGCTCCAATGTGGGCATTCAAGGACGATAAAAGCTCGTCCATTGAATCGAATTCCTCATGTCGCTCAATTGAATGTGCGTTAACTTCTTGTTGTTCTCCATGCTCATAAGAGTCTAGTGTTGTAATGCATGAATGACGTGTGATTCTAAATTTTTCCATTGTTTTGAAATATTAAATTATTGATTGGTTTACATATAATGTCCGTTACCCATATCGAAGTAGGTATCCTCGTCCGAGAATGATAGTAGTTCGCATTCTTGTGGATGTTCAACATCGTCTTTGTATACGATGAATGTCTCGCATTCGAATTCTACTCTCTCGTTCATTTGACCTTTTCGAAACGATTGGTCTTTGGATATCGTCCCCTCTACAAAGAGGGTGACGAATGTCTTATCATCCATGACGAATTCTCTATCTAATTCAATAAGACCAGAGTCTATGTCATTTATGTAATCGTTCAGAATAATTGCGATTCTCTCGATTTCGTTGTGGTTTAGTTCGATGTTCATATTATTTATCAAATTTGTATTCGTCAGTTGTTAGGTCAGTAAGTGTCTTGATGTTGTGCGAGTAAAAAAGTTCCATAACCATTGTGTCATCTTTTCCGTTACATGACTCAATCAATTGGTCAAATAAGAATGTTGCTTGTGCGTGAGCCAAATAGAGTCTCTCAATCAATTCCTCTTTGCTGATATTCTCTTCGTGAAGGACTGACCAAATTGCATCGTCAATATCCATCTTTTTCGCTAATACCTTTTCAGTAAGCTCCAGGTTAGGCAAGAAGAAGTCTTCGCGCAAGTCATCGAAAGAATCATGACCTTGAAAGTAGTTGACTGCAACAACATCGTTATCGTTTTTGTCTCTCCATTCAGATATCCATCTATCTGACTCTTGAACAAATCTCCATTCGTGATTAACCTTAACAAAACGATTCTGATTCACATTGTATACTTTATCATTCTCACAATCCCAAACACAAATCTCCTCGTCTCTATTGAACGCTTCCGTATAGGTACAATCGTGTTGGAAGATTCTACCTTTCCAATCGAATGTCAAACCGTCACCATCCACAATCATCAGATAGTCTCCGATGGTGAACTTCTCCTCTTTCGGCATCATCTCTTTTAGATTGTCGAATATCTCAAACCAATAGATTTTGCTGAAGGCAAGTCTACTGAAGTAATCTTTCACGCTATTATCTTCTTTCTTGAATACCAATTTCGTAAAGAACGCGCCTAATCGAATTGGACTATTATACTGACGAATGTTCTCGAATGCGTCTTCCAACCATCTTTCGTCATTGTGTATGTACGAAATAATTGTGCTTGTCTCAAGGTTAGTGTATCCATTAACCGTTTGTTCTGCGCCAGGATTGGCTGAATTTAAATTTTTGTTCACGATTTTAAGTTTTAAATTATTGATTTTGATTTTGATTAGTTTTCTTCCTCTTCATAAGATGCGAATCCGAGATCCACAAGAATGTCGAATATGCAAGTCTCGTTTACTTCTAACATCTCTGCAATGTCTCTCGCTTCATTGTCATAAAGCATAAACATCTCACAATCTTTTTGATAGTTCGAGAATTCGTAGGTGAGATATTCTCTCACATTCGTTTCCTCTTGGTAGTTCATCGTCTTGATTCTACGATTGATGTTATAACAAATGTCATAAACGGCATTCATTACCTTATCTTCTTGATGTGTTGTAATGATATTTCGTGCATCCTTCATTTTGTTTTGTTTTAAGTTGTTGATTTGATTTGATTATTTACTATAGGTTAGTTTTGAATTCTCTCCGATGATGTGAATAGATTTAAGATATGCAGTCAGTCTATCGAAGTCCTCGTGCGGAAGGAATCGAATCCATCCATCCTCTTGCAATGCGGATACATAATCCGTATCACATTCCCATATCACATCCTCGTTGCAGTCTTCGATATGACATTGGTACTCTCCTCTCTCGTCAAGGTCAACGATTAGTGTGAAGGCATTGTAATCTTTCTCCTCTCCGCTTTCATAGGCATTCCATTCAGCAAGTTCGTCTTCGTGAACTAACCAAAGGTCACCATCTTCCGATTGCGTTAAGTAGAATAGTTCGTTGGTTGACATCTTGCGAATCTCGTTGTAGTAACAAAGTATGTCATTCCAGTTGTCCCAATACCATTCGCCATCTCTACCATCCTCGTCTAATTCAATTAACATCCTTTTCAGAACATTTGAATCGTTGGTGAAACGATAGGAATGTAGATTCTCATTTCGCATATCCTCTGCGAATTGTTGTGGTATGTAAGTTCCTCTATGACCATCTAAAAGGAAGATGGATTTTTGTAAGTTCATTGTGCTTTTCATTTTTACCAATTGTTACAATTATTTCTTGATGAATTCTTTGCAAATGCTTCCTTGCATATCTGCTCTAATTTCGTGTCTCTAAACGCTCCCCAAGGAGAGATTCCCTTATAAGTTCCGTATTGATATCCGTAAGTATTTACGCTCACCATGTCTTTCGAAATGATGTAGTCAACACAATCTTCCGTTGGTAACGCTCCCTCGATTTTCCCAACTCCCCATTTGGATGTTGGAAACAAGGCAAAGACATCTATCGTCTTCAATTGTCCATATCTATCGCAGTTTGCAGTTCTATAGTAGTTCTCGAATGCTTCGTAGATGTACTTCTTTGTGACTTTCTTTTTCATTGTCTTGATTTTATTGATTAATGATTGTTTCTTCTATCTCTTCCCAATTCGCATCGTAAAAGCTCTCACATTCAGCATCCGAGAATGCTGATGGTTCGAACTCTCCGAATGGATTAATGCTTCCTATTATTTCGAATGTCTTCCCTTCGTGAAGGACTTCTACTATCACTGACTTGTGATTGATGTCAAGGTTGATTTTCATAATTTCCAGGATTAGTGCATTTTAAAAATTTTCGTCTTCAGAGATGTCTTCTCCGTAGTTCAACCAAAGGAATTCCTCTGATTGATTCGCCCACATCACATCGTGATTCCATTTGAGCAAGTTCGTGTATTCCTCACTCGTCTCTATCTCCCATATGATATCCGTAGGGCAATCGTCTATGTGATATGCGTAAGGTGATTGGTTCAACCATTGAAGGTAGTTAATGATGTCTTGCGCTGATGCGTCTTGCTTCAGCATAGGGATTCTTGAATTGTTCATTGTCTTAAATTTTACTTAGATTACTGATTTCTATTTCTACTTTGTTTCCATGTTTATCCGCAACGATTCCTCTCTTGCAATCGTTGTTGATGTATCCAAGGAACAAGTAATCGTGATTGATTTGGTTCAAGCGAACATATTGTCCGCATTTTAAAGGCATCTTTGGATTGCTCATCTTATTAATAGTTGTTTAGTGAATGAAATTCGATTGTCTCAACAAGGTAATCTCTCTCGTCCTCTCTCACATTGTCCCATTCTCCATTACCATTATCGAAGGACTCGCATAGTTCTGCTAAGTAACCAAGTGAAGTCACTTCTTCCCAACACCATCCGCATCCAAAGAACCAATGCTTCTCACCATTGATAATTGTCCCATCGCAGATAACTATCTTCTCTCCATCGTAGGTCTCATATAGAACACCATCTTCGAAGGAAAGTTGTGACTCTGATTCCTCGTTCTGAAATAGGTAGGTCTTCGAGAAGATAACCTTCATTACTTCCTCGCTGAAGTAAGGTTGAGCAAATCCATTCCAACGAAGGTCTGATGAGTAACCAACGAATGTTAAATCCGTATCTGCTCCAATTGTGAAAACTGATTTCTTTTCCATGTCTTAAATTTGTTAAATTGTTAGTGTTTATGCATTCGCCAGGAAATGCGCATTTTAAAATTTTTGATTGTTTTTTCTTGCGTTGTCTCTCGTTATTACTTCCTCAATTGAAGGATTAATGCAATAGCAGATAGAAGGAAGGTAAAGAATGCGAATTCGCATAAGATAACATCTCTCTTAACCATTGAAATAAGGATGATGATTGTACTTATAAGCATACAAGCGAATAAGAATGTTTCGAAGGCAATTGATTTCTTCATTTGTTTGTTGTGTTAAGTTTAGCGAAATGTGTAGACTCGAACTACACGATGCATATTGTATATACACCTCTCCAAGCATTTCAGATTATTTCCATGATGTCAAAGAACTACGGCCTTTATACGCTTTTCCGTTATCTGCGTCCCAACTTTACTGCTTTCGTTTCCTCTATTAAGTTTTTACTCCGTTCGTATATCCTACTTGCTGTAGTCAAGGTTGTTGGTTGCTCCTCTTGTTATTTATATCAATTTGGTAGTTGCTCTCTTTAATTCCTCACTTTAGATATTCACATATGTAAAGGCATATAACTATTCAGTTGCGGAGTAATAACCAATTTTTCAATGTTCGCCATTCCGTTGAATGCTCTGCAATACTACAAACAATATTCAAAACATTACAAATCGAAATTGATGCATTCTTGGAATCCTAACGTAAAAGCCTGGAAATGATCATTTTAACCCACAAAAAAAAGTGCATATTTCAACTGTTTTTGTGTATCAGCACTCAAAATGACCTATAATAAATGAGCGAAAAAGGATTTAGGATGCACCAAGATTTCCTCGCAATTGTGCATGGAATTTTCCTTAACTGAATGTTGTGGTGAATATGCCTATATGAAATGTTGCTAACCTTTCGACAAGATGGTTCATGTATTTACGAACAATGTTATGAACAACGAATGCGGAGAGGATGCCTACGAAATGTGGTGTGAATATGCAATAGGTAGTGCGAATAGTTACGAACAAAGTTGTTCACATATAATATTACGGCAGTACTGCTGACCATACGCGATTCGTGACGGCAATAGAGCAACGATATAGTGCTGACCATGTTGCACCATTGCTATGCGATTTGCGTTGCTTGTTGCCTATCCTATTGCGCTGAGAAACGGATGCGATGCTGATGTTGCTGACCGAACACGATGCAGCTTTTGCCTGGGGGTGGGTTCGCAAATCCTGATCTCCGACCGGATCGCGTGGTGGGATGATGCGATGGAAACCCCCTTCCCCCCACATCTTGCCTATTTCCCTTTTTGGATTTGGTTATCCCTCGATTCCCTTTTTACGGCTATATAAAGATACGAAATGTATTGTAAAGATTATAATAATAAGGGGCGAAATGCGGTTTGTCCATCGGTGAGTATCCCGATTCTATTGAGTTTGTAATTTTTGTAATGGGGGGGGTGGTGTCGCAAAATGCTTTTCTTGCATAATGCTGATCAGTTTGTGGGGACCAGGTCTAAAAAAAATTTTTTTTTCTGGAGTGTAGACTATGTGTCTACAGTTGGGTAGTGGTACTAACCAGTTGGTTTTATATATTTGTAAAAAAATATAGTCGTGAAAACAAACAAGAACAAAAACGCTCGTATGGAGAAGAGGGCAGATCGTTTGACTGCCAAGGCTAACAAGATCACTGGTAAGGGTTCTACCTCGCTTAACTTGGTTTCTGGTGACAAGAGTGCCACTATTAAAACTTCTGCTAACACTAAGAAGTCTGACCGTCTACTTAACCGCGCTAGTGTGTTGAGGGGGAAGGCTATCTCAGACCCTTTTGAGAAGGCGAGATATATTTCCAACTTGCCTGAGGGTACTTTGAAGAAGAAGTTGACTAAGCAAGGTCCTATAGACAAGATCCACGCTAGAAGGGTTGTGAAGAAGTTTAACAACTCTCCCATTGGTCCTATAAAGCGTTAAGTCGGCTACAGATTGTAACCACCTTGATGGTGTCAACAAAATGGTCTTAATTCGGCAAACTTCCGAGTTTGGCCATGTTTTGTTACGGAGTTTGGCAAATAGGGGTTGGGGATTATTATCAACGATAAGCCTGATTGTGGTGACAATTATCCACAATGTTTTGTCTCAAAAGTTTACTATAATTGCGACAGATGTCCGTTTATATCGGACAGGTGTTATAAATAACATCTAACCCATACTATTGTGTGGGATCGCTGACCGTAAACCAATATTTTGACTTTAATGACTGAGGAGTCATACTATAATGTGACTTATGTGTCACAATTTTTCGTGTTTTTGTGACTTGTAAGGGACTTTTTATTTCTTTCTACTCGCCTTGACTCTTTTCTTGTCTGCCTTGAACTGTTCGGACTGGGTGTAGAGCTTACCAGCCTTCTTGTCCTCTCGGTACATTTTGTTAGCAGACTTCTTTGCGTCACCTTCCTTCCACTTCTTTCCGTAGGCGAACTTCTCTGCTCTCTTGGCTGACTTGAATCCGACTACCTCTCCTCTCTTCAATGCCTCATCGTATGCCTCTTGAGGCTTGTCTTCGAGGTTGGTCCATGTCTTCCCACCATTGTTAGGGAAGATGGTTGGGTTTACTTCGTATGGTCTCTTTCTGTTTCCTGTTTCTCCAGAGGAGAGGAGGACAGTTGATGAAGGTCCTTGTGCGTTCTTCATGGGAGTAACCCCTTTTCTCATGTCTCTGAGTGCCTTTACCTTACGAGACACGATGAGTCCATCCTTGGTGCGAGGTTTCTTTGGTCCTGGGTTGAAGTAGTCTTGTGCTTTCATGTTGTAAATTTATAAAAAAAAAGCCTCTACCGAGGCTTCTCTAGTGTAGAATATTTTCGTTATGGCTTACTTTTATAACTTGGATATTTATTTGCAAGATTCTTACGAACACCATTCATTACGTTCTGCTTCACCTCTTCACTACCCTCTCTCATCGCTCTTTTCATTACCGGGGCAGTATTTTTAGATAGTTTTTTCATTACATCTTTTTTAACTGCAGCTTCTTTATTAACTGCTGCTCTATTAATTTTTTTAGATTCTTGATATGTGGCTTTATCTTGACCTTTATAGTAAGTTCCTCCTTTATATTGAAGACCACCTGTTTTGTAAATTTTAGTTTTATTTCCAGACGCGTCTTTTCTATTGACAACCATATTTTGAGCCATCTTTCCGCTACCTCTATCAATCTTAGTAGTCATTCTAGTTACACTTTTTTCTCCTGTAACTTTATTTTTGCCTACACCTCTATGGATACTAATATCTGGCTTGTTCTTTCTTTTTATATCTATAGTAAGATGTTTTTCCTTAGTGAACTTTTCTGGGTACAAATTTGTCTTAGTGCGTTTGATTTGAATTTTTGGAGGCATGGTATTAGTTTTTGTTTATTATTAATAATACACAAATATACAATTCATCACTTATCTCCCAAAATTTCTTTGAGTTGAGAGAAAATATCTGTTTGAGTCTGTCCCCAGAAAAAATCGCAAGTTCCATCCTCCTTGATTGGAGGCTTTGCAAAATAGGCTTGGTAGTATTCGTTTTGAGGTGCTGTAAATCTATGGCACTTCTCTTTGTGGGGACAATTTGTCCCTTCGCACATTGTTATGTCACTCATCTCCAAATTTTTCGTTGTAGTATGACTCTGCATTTCTATTATAAAATGAATCGCTTGAAGACTGTTGGTCGGTTCTACCTTCACGATAAGCCTCAATTATCTCCTCCTTGTGCATTGATTTGGCTTGTTCGAGTATCTTTTCAACGTATTCATACACCTCGCTCTCAAAGCCAAGTTTCTCGCTAATTTGTTGGAAAAAAAAGTCTAGAGAAGTTTCTTTTTTATTATTCATATCTTTTTGCTTAATTTCATAGTTTTCACCATCGTCACATTTCTCGCACATGGCAAGTTGATTATTAGCACACGAGTCGAATCCAAACTTACACTCCAACCCACTTTGTTTTGTTTCTAAGTGGACTACCCGGAGTCCCCACATTAGGTTATACATCGCTGCTGATCTTCTTGCGTACTCTTTGGAGAGTCCCTTCTCCTTTTGGAAAAGGTCTACCATCCAGTCCATCCATTGCTGTTCCTGTTCGGGAGTCATGTCCCAGTCGTAATACCATTGGTCCTTACGTCCGAGTACATCCTCGTAGGTTACGTTGTGTCCTGCTATCGAGAACATCTTGTCTACTATTTCCTTGATGATTTCCTGATCGGTCTTTCTCTTGCGTCTCATTATTCAAATGTATTTGTGTAGTATTCCTCAAATTGCTTCTCGAAGATCTTTTTTAGGCGAGGGACTTTGGTAACATGGGCGAGGTACAGGTCCTTCATCTCCTGCTTATGCATCTCCCTTACCTCCTTGAGTACGGCATTCCACTCCCACTTATCTCTTGGGGTTTCCCATAGTATTTCGAAGAGGACATCTACCGAGGTTTGCTTCTTGTCACTCATAGATTTTAGTTTTAAAGTTACACCCGACTTTAGCTTGGTGTTGTGTTCAAGCACTACCTTAGCAATCTTAAACAGCTACTTGCAATGACTTGTACTTCGTCTGCAAGGGACTCTTCGTGGCGCTTCTTTCGAAGTGAAGGTACAATTATTAAAAAATGCTGTTAGCTGTACTCAAGGGTAACATACACCACATCTATTATGAGGAGACGCTCTGTGTGGCTGCATTTTTATTTTTCCTTCTTATTCATTTGAGAGAGTACCCACGTCAAAACCTCTAACTTAATCTCATCAGAGATATCTTCGCTAAAGGTCTTGCGGAGCATTCGCTCATAAATCAGTTGCTTCACTATCTTCACTAGAAGGTGCTGTTTTTATTGCGTTAAGGAAAGCCACAGCCTCTTGTTGGAACTCCGGATCTTCTCTCATAGCGTTTAGAGCATCGTTTGCAACAGAGGTCAACTCTTGAGTTAGTCCTGTGAAAGATTCGAGAATTTCCTCGTTGGTTAACTCCATGTTGAGTGCCAACAACTCCGTTAACAACTTGTGACACGAGAGAGCAAATTCTTGCATGGTCTCGTTCGTTACTCTTAATTTTTGCATTTTGTGTATTATTTTCACAAATATACAAAAGACATTAAAATAACAATTAATAAGTTTTCAACAATACGGATTATAGATTTGGAGGAAGTTTGTATTCCTCTCCGCTGTCCTTTGCCTTTTGGTAGTCGTTGACAATGTCACAGAGTTTGACTTTCTTCCCAACCTCGGGACATCCAAGTTGGTGAGCGTTGTAGTACCCACAGACAGGGCATTTATACTTTGGCTTTTTCATGATCCGCAATATAAGCACGTTTCGTCATCATCCTCAATAGAATGTGCCTCATTATTGATACGGATTGCTTCCATTTCGATTTGAGCGTCTGTCCACTCTGGGTGGAAGGCTCTGATTTGTGACTTGAGGAATAGTAACTCGTTCATAGACTTAAATTTTAGGTACACAAAGATACGGAGAGAAATATATTTCTATATCTTTGTTTAGATAAAAAATTACACTATGGCAAAGGTTCAGTCTACAAGCAGTTTTAAGAAGAAGCCGAAGGTTAGAAGACCCGGTGTTATCGCAAAGACAAAGTGTTCTTGCTCAAAGAACTCTAAGAACTATGTTAAATCATATAGAGGTCAAGGGCGATGAAAAAACAGATGCTTAAAAGAAAGGATGGTAGCGTGTCTCCAAGAGGACTTTGGGACAACATTCGTGCTAACAAAGGATCAGGCAAGAAGCCTACTGCCGCTATGTTAAAACAGGAGAGGGTTATTAAGTCTCAAACCAAAAAGAAAAAGTAATGGCTAAGACACCAGCGTGGACTCGTAAGGAAGGCAAAGACCCAAAGGGTGGCCTCAACAAAAAGGGGGTGGCCTCTTATAGAGCCGCTAATCCCGGATCTAAGTTACAGACCGCTGTGACTACCAAACCATCTAAACTAAAACCAGGTAGTAAGGACGCTAATAGACGCAAGTCTTTTTGCGCTAGAATGTCGGGTATGCCAGGTCCAATGAAAGATGAAAAAGGAAGACCGACAAGAAAAGCACTTTCTCTAAAAAAGTGGAACTGTTAATAAAAAAATAGTATATTTGTGTAAATATTTAAAGAGATGGTTACAAGTACTACAGGTTTAGAAGGATCTACAAATGCCAAAAGAGTAATAGCTTCTGGAGCTACAGGTTTATATGACTTCTACAAAATAAAATATATTAAATCAGTCATTGTGCAAGGAATCACAAGCACAATACCAAACGTATCTCCAACACAGGGTTCGGTTGTTGCTGCTAACGATGGGTTGGATGCGGATGTTGAAAGTTATGTTGCAAATAACTTCCCATTTGACGTTGACTACATGAACACCACTAGTTATTTATGTTACGAGGTAGACAGAGATGTAATGAATGCTGCAGGCGCATCTGTCACCTACTTACACGCTCAAGTAGACGTGTATGAAGTGGTTCAGTCAACTAATAATTTAATTGTTAAAATATAAATAAAATGAAACAACCATCAGTAAAAACACGCAAGAACCTTTTAGGTCGTGACGTGAAGATTACTCGCGCAGGTAATGAGAAAACTCGTGAAGTAACTGGCAATCGTGTAGCCAAAACAACAGTAACTAAGGACATTAAGACTGGAGGAAGAAAAATAACTACAAGTAAGATGGTTGTTTCTCCTAGAGAGCAAATGGTCGATGTTATTAACAAGACCAAGTACACTGGAGCAGCAGGCAGAAGTCGTATGCTTGATGTTAATCCTGAGACAAGTAGAAAGAAAAAGACTGCTAAGGCGTTTAATGTAAACCCTGAAAAAGCAAAGGTTACTAAAAACAAACTCTCAGTTAGAGAGAGTGCTAAGAAGGCGTATAAAGGATCTAACTTACCTCGTAGATACAATGGCTAAAATAATTACACGAAAAAACTTGTTGGGTCGTGATGTTAAAATCACAAAAAGCCCAAATACTAAAACTCGTGAAGTTACAGGAGACTTCGTTGCTAAAAAAAAGGTTAAGACTAATTTGAAGGGAACAACTCAAATTAGAAACCCATTTACAGGCACGAAGCATTTTGAAAAGGTGGATATCGGTAAAAGAGTTTCTACTAGTAAAATAAAGGTGAATAGAAAAAACGATTCTATTGACGTTACTAATAAAACAAAGTATACTGGATCTGCTGGTAGGACTAAAAATTGGGATGATAACCCAAAAACTAATAGAAAGAAATCTACTGTAAGAACTTACATGGAAGATCCTAACACTGTAAGTAGAGTTAAAAAAAATATACCTTTAGAGGAAAAGGCTGCAAAGGCATATAAAGGAAAAAACTTACCAAGAAGATATTAAACTATGGCTACAAGTATCGACAAGAAGAAAAAGGCTGAAAATCCAAATAAGGACTATAGAGGTAGAAGAAATATCTTTGGTCAAGTTAAGGATAAGCAGACAAACATCACAACTGAAAGAGATAATAAAAGAGGTACAACTACTACTCGAAAAGAAGTGGTTAAAACTCGTTCTATCTCTCCAAAAAGAACTGTGGTTGTTAGAAGTGGAAATACAACCAACCCTGAACTTGGGTACAAGGGTATATGGAAATCAAAGGGAGATGTAAAAGCCGTTAAAACAAAAAATGTAGATAAATTCTTGAAAAGAAAAGATGGAAAATATATGCCTTCATCTAATCCTAATCAAAGAGTTTTGGTAACCAAAAAAGATATAGAGGTTACGAAAAAAAGAGACGCTTTTGCTACAAATAAAAAAGCACAAGAGAATGCTCGTAAGAATAACAGCACTATTTTAGATAGTGATAAAGTTAACACCATGAGTGGTAAAAAAGTTGAAAGAAGTGCTTTGAATAAAACAAGGACATATAAAGCAAAACAACTTCCTAAAAGAGTTGCTGTAGGTATTCAAAATGCTGTTGTGGCTTATGGAATGGGATCAGGATTCAAACCTTTATACGGAAAAAATAAAAAATAACATGGCTATTAAAAAAATATCAAAAATGAGTGCAACTCCTAAAAGCAACTCTCCTAAAAGCACACCTACTCCAGGAAAAAGAGTTGTAGAGAAGAAAGTAAATCCATACACCACAAAACCAGTAGTAGGGAATAAAACTTACATCAGAGGAGGCGTTAAGTTTATACAAAACTCAGACGGAACTTATAGAAAAGGTTAAAAAACATTAAACAATGGCAACAATGAAAACAACTGCGAAGACTAACCCTATTACAGGAGATCCAACATATCCAGGAAGCACCGGGTCAAAACGTGAGCAAAGAAAAAATGCTGCTGGTGAATTAACTAGAAGACAAAATAAAGCGGTAAACCAAGGTATTGAAAAGCAAAAAGGTAAAATTGAATACAAAGGTGTACCTGAAACTAAAAAACCAAAAGATTGGAGAGATAAAGTTAAGCCAGATAAAGGTGGTAAAAAGAATATGACTACAACCAATCCTAACAAGAAAGGAAAAGGTGGTTTCAGTATTGTTCCAAAGTCTTGTCGCGGTCCAAAAGAATGGACTAGATAGAGTCTCGGTTCATAAAGATAGACTTGATTGAATCGTAAGAAGTTTTGAATAGGCGTGGGTTTCCCATGCCTATTTCTATTATAACGTAATCCGTAATCAACTCGTCAATCTGTCGTATAGACATCACGTCCCGAATGTCGAACATAGTCCTCACTAACTGCTCTGTTGGAGTTAGGTCGAAGAAGGTTATATCACCACTATTGGTTAAAACCTCCTCTGCTTCGATATAATAGCCTTTAATCAACATTTGGTCTTAGTATATATCTGATTAATCTTCGTAGGTTCTTTGCGTCTCTATAGGAGAGAGGAATCAATTGTCTGCCCTTGTCGTTGGTTATGGCAATATCAACCCCTGCGCCATTGGCCCATTCTGACACTTCTAAAAACTTTCCCTCCTCCTGATCGTGGAAGAAAGTCTTCTTAATTTTTTTTGTGTGCATTTTCTTTAAATTTTAATAGTTGATGTTGGTCGAGAACATACGAGTCACCTGTCCCGAGGTTTCGGATGTTCTCTTCTTTTTTCACATCTTCTGAACGAGAGTATCCAGCGAAACGGATCGTGTAATCATTTTCCACTATGGCAAGTACATACATATCCATCGGCTGAGAGTTTAACTTGACAATCATGCGACCTTGAGGAAGGCGAGTGCTTTTGATATCTATTGTCAAATTCTTATACACGCAGTCTGGTTGACCTGCTGTATCATCTCCAAAAGATAGGCTGAAGTGAATGTTATGCCACTTGCAGAATGCGTATTCAGATAGGCATCCATCGAAGTCTATTTCATACCCCGACTTATCTGAGGCGAACTTCTGATCCACCACATTCTTCTTCCTGCTTACAAATGCTCTTGTAGAGGCGAGAGTTCTCAAAAAGTGAACCTCTGATTCGTTTAATGTAATTGTCATGACTGGAATCCTTTTTCGTTATCATCACCTCCAAAGTAGGAGAGGAATACTATTACTGCTGTTATGATTACAGCTGCCATTAGAAATTTATTCATAGTGTTTGTTTTTTATAGTCCGCAATATCCAGAGTCGCAGTCGTTGAAGTCCTCATCAAAAAGATCCAACTGCATCTTGTAGTTCTTTATCTTTTCGTATGTGATTCCGTTTTTAAACGTGCAGTTGTTTTCCTGCTCCATTCTCATGAACCAATCAAACTGCTTCTCATCCCTCTTGCTCATATGGTTGAGGAATATCTCGTTACGATGGAAACAACCTACGCAATTGTTCTTATAAGCGAAGCGAACAGGCTTGTCCTTCCAGTAAGTCTCTACAGCGTCCTTGAATATTCCGTCTTCGATCAGGGGGAATGAGACACTTCGATATGGCAATGTCTTCCACTTCTTCCTTCCGTTCTTTTCGCCTACCTTGAACTTAAACATCTCAATTCCGTCTTCAGCCTTATTCAGCATAGTCCTAGCACGACTCATTTCGTTTGCTCGGAATCCAATCCTCATGTCTACAGGAAGTTCTGTGTTCTCGTAGCACCATTGGGCAATAGGCTCAACCTTCATTTTAGAGGTGCAGAATCTTCTTGTCACATTGGGCAAGTAGCCTCCAGACTTCTTAATGACTTGCTCAAATGTTGTCTCACTTAGCCATATGATTTCTTGCCCAATAAACTGCTCGAGGTCCAACATTGTGTACACAATTGTATCCTCTTCAAGAGTTCCAATGAATTCCTTTCCGATCTTGTCCGAAACAATTTGCCTCACCTTCTCGTCAGGAAACAGAACTCTCTTATCATCTGTACGCACGAGAGAGAAGACATTGTAGTCAGCCGGGTAGTGAACCGCTAAATACGAAGATGTCTTCCCTCCGCTTAAACTATTAACTATCTTCATTCAGGATCTGTTGTTGTGCCTACAGTTGTTGGGTCTACATACACTGTGTCTCTTGGTATGTAGGTAGCCTTAAACATTTGGTGGTCTTCTTTTTGTACTGGGTGGTAGTTACTTATATCGCAACCTAATGCAAGGCAAGTTATGATAACCGACAATAAGAATATAAATATTTTTTTACTTTTTGTTGACATTATTTTGTTCATTAATTAAGTCACTTACTTCTTGAATTCTACCTCCTATCCAAGCCATCACAGGTACAGCCATTGAGTTGCCCATTGCTTTGTACCTTGGCCCATCTGGGGACTCTGGTTTTTTTCGGTATGGGATGTTTGTAAAGTTGTCGGGGAATCCTTGTAACCTCTCACACTCGACAGGAGTTAGTCTTCGAACTCTAGAGTTTTGGATTGTACCACCAGTATGGTTAATGTCAGAAGCGGAAGACGAGATAGTTTGAGAAGTTCGGTCATTAACGCTCATGTTGTACATATCAACGGCAATACCTTTTTCAGAAACAACTAAGCCTCTTCCGTCTATCAAATCCTGGTTACCCATTCCTTTATAATCTCGCGCTAATAAAGATCCCATTGTTTCAGAATCATTTGGTGGCAACCACTTTGTTTCAGAAACTATTGGTGTGTTACCACCGCCTGTACCCCAACGAGATGTTACTGTACTACTCGTCTCTCCCATTTCCTTAACTCTGCTGTCATTAGGATGATTTTCGTAAACATCTTTCTGAATTACCGCAGAGAAGTGTCCTTTGTCAGGCATATATTGATCGTGACAGCGAGTGGTTAGACTTGCGGCTGTTTGCCCACCATCCCACCATGAGTCTGGTTCTACAACAGATACGGTTGATCTAACATCCCCAACATCAAAACAATTCAGAGTATTTGACACATCATCTTCAACCCAAGTTTCTAATCCGTCTTTGGTTGTTGCTCGGCTTGATTTACGGTATGTAGCAGGGCCTCCTTCAATCGATCGGGTAACTTTTTCCCTCTTACCTCTGCTCTCCGCAATATGCCTGCACAAGCTTTCTGACTCAAATAGAACCGCTGCGGCAGGTCTCCAGTCTCCAAGATATCCGACAACAAAGATTCTTCTGCGTCTTTGTGGGATTCCAAAGTGTTGAGCGTCAAGAATTCTGTAGGCGAACCCATACCCGAGTTCCCCCAACGCCCCGAGGAGGGAAGCAAAATCTTTTCCTCCGTTACTTGACAAGACACCGGGGACATTTTCCCAAACGATCCACTGGGGTTTTGCTTTGTTAGCAATGCGACAGAATTCAAGGGCCAAGTTGCCACGAGGGTCTTCCATTCCTTTTCTGAGACCTGCAACGGAGAATGATTGGCAGGGAGTTCCTCCAACGAGAACATCGATAGTTGTTTCATTAAATATAGGGTTTGAGTGAATTAAAGTCATGTCCCCTAAGTTGGGAACTTCTGGATAATGGTGCTGTAGGACAGCTGATGGGAAAGGTTCTATTTCTGAAAACCATTGCGCCTTCCAACCTAGTGGATGCCAAGCCATCGTAGCGGCTTCTACTCCCGAACATACTGATCCGTATCTCATTTGTTTTTTATTTTTTCGATTGCACTTTTTAAATAAACAGCCATGTCAAGGCACTCCTCGTAGGCTTCTTGTAACCACATGAGGTGGTCATAATCAGTTCGGTCCACCGTTGTTCCGTATTGGAGATACCCTTTCTTCTCACGAATTCTAAGGTCATCCATTAACTTGGTAAGTATCTTGGAGTCCTTAATCTCGTAGTGAGGTTCTATGTTGTGGGTACTATTCTGCTCCATAAGTCTCATAGTGTTTACGAATAATATCTTGAACAAACTTTTGTTTTATTTCATTCCAATCACTTGTATCCGTCTCGTCCTTTGACAAATGAGCAGACACTCCGTAAATTGTTCCTTCCGCAGTTACAGATTTAACCAGGGTGTATTCATACTTCACATCTAAAGTGATTTCTCCTCTAAAGAAATATTCTGTCTTGTGTGGCTTTTGAATTGTGATTTCCATAGTTTATTTTTGAATTTTAAGTTTAAAGTATAGGTCTGAAAGTGCTTCTTTAGGCTGAGGATATCCGTTCTCTTCCATCTTCTCAACAAAATATTGTATCAACATCCTATCCTTCCAAGATGTCTCAACAGTGTCTTCAAATGTTCTAATGCCATGCAATACTGTAGCGTGGTTTTTATTTTCAAACTCACTACCAATACCCCCTAGTGTAACTGGCAATGTCTTGTGCATCATCCAATAAACTAGTTGTCTATAAAGAACATTCTCTCTCTTTCTATTAGAATCACCTGGCGAGTTATAAACCTTCATAGCAATGTCTTTCATTAGGTTAATATAATTCCTCATATTAGTCCCTATTGAGACATTGTAAATCACATGGCTAATTTTATCAGCCTCCTCCTTTAAATGAGGGACGAAGATTACCAAGTCATGAATAAACATTTCTTTCTTTTCGTTTGGCACATACTCTAAAATGTCTCCAAAACGAACTTTTCTTTCTTTTACTTCCATTCTTATTGTTATAGGTTATTAAAAATTTCTTTAACTTGTTCTAGTGTGTGTCTTTGGATGAAATCCCAGTAGACGAACTTGTACAGATTTTGAAAATATTTGCGTTTGTAACTTTGAGTGTTGATCGGCTTGTCGATGCCAAGTTCTTTACAAGTCCTTTTATTCGCTTTAGTCTTAATTTCATCATTTACCTCTTTGTTGATTATGTTATTGTTTCGCAAATATCTAACATTCTTTTCACAAAATCCAAATAAAACTTCAACTATTTCAACATATTTTTTATCAACACAGATATAAACAGCCTCAATGTTTTCGTAGAAGTCTTGTTTTGAGCCAATTAACTCTCCGTCCTTCAGTTTAGTTATTGCAACTTGACGAAGGCCATACTGAAATGCTGGATCAGAATGGTATGTCTTCGTCTTCATATTCTTGTTGTCTTGTTTCGTATTCGTCTAATAGGATTCCTCTACTATCATCACCAACCTCTGCAAACCTTTTTGTCTTCACATCGTAAATGAAAGGAACTTCTCCAACCCGGCCAATGAAGGACCAACGTATCTTTTGAATGTTGATGAGAGTTTGCCCAGACACATAGTCTCGATATGCAACGAAGCCATTGTCACACTTGTTGAAGAAGTGAGCAGATCCGGCTATGTCGTAAAGAGTAGGCATAACATACACTCCGTTCTCCTTCCTGATCTTTGTAGGGTGTGCAATGACAAATACATGGACTCCGTAACGATCCTTGAATCGTTTAACCTTTGTGAGTGCCTCTGAGATATACTGTGTCTCACTCATGCCCTTTGGGACTTGGTGTTCTACATAGTTCCAAGGATCTATCACAAGGCAATTGATTCCGTTCCTCTTCACAAGTTCAGCTGCTTTGTCCAAGATGCCGTCAATGGTAACATCCATCTCGTCAATCTTCATGAAGAAGAAAAACTCTTCCACAAAGTCACGAGCCTTATCCACCTCCTCTTGAGACATCTTTGCGGTAGGTACAAATGAGAAGAAAGGCTTACCGATAAATATCTCAGCAAGTTCAGAAAAAAGTATCTCTGTAGGTTGCTTTTCTGGGGAAAACATTGCTATCTTCCACGAATGTTTCGCAGACAATCTGACAAGTAAATTGTTCAGAAAAGTTGACTTTCCTGCGTTAGGTGTTCCTGTGATGATGGTGAACTCTGAGCCTCGAAACGAGATGTGTTCATCAAATTGATTAAAACCTGCTTTCAACCCATGAGGAAACCCATTAAGATATATGTCAGATATTTTCTCCTTCACGTCATTTACTTTCTCAATGCCCTCTATTGGTATTTGATAGGCTTCGGCAACTACCTTCTGAAGAAGTTCTACTCCGTAATTAACTAAGATCTCGTTAGCGTCCTTACAACCATCGGGTATGTTTACATACCAAATCTTCTCGCGTCCCAATCTTCGTGTTAATTCCTCACGAAGAGAGAGTCCTGCTGAGTCATTGTCGGTAAAAATGATTACTTTATCCTTGTCCGCAAATGCGTCAATGCAGTTATCTAAATACTTTAGGTTCTGATTTCCCTTCGTTGCCCCATTAGGAACGCTTACGACAGGGTAAATTTGAGCTTCCTCCAAAGATAGAGCGTCCATTTCACCTTCCACAATTACACACCAATCATAGCCTTCTATGGAGTTCAAGTTGTATAAAATCAATTCGGCATCCTTAACCATCCGAAAGTTCTTTGCCGCGTCTCTGTACTTGATGTTAACCAGGTCACCACCTCGGAAGTAATTAAAACATATGGCGTTTCTATTCTCTCCGGCTTGAGGGAAGAAACATTCCTCTTCCGTAACTTTAAGTTTTAGCAAAGTGTTGTTGGAGATCCCTCTCTTCTCAAACCAAGAGAGGACCTTGTCGCTCACCTTTTGAAGTTTGGATGTAGGGATGAAGTATTCAACCTTGCGGTCGGACTTGTTTACACTCTTACCCATAAACGCTTCGCAGTTTGGGTAGTGACACTTGTACACACCTAACTCGACATTTACAGATAGACTCTTGTCTTTCTTGTTACTTCTCGTGTCTTTGCAGAACGGACAGTTTACTTTTTGTTGTGCCGAGGTATCCTTGCAGACAATTCCAAGGGCAGATAATTTTTGGTAGTTGCTCATATTTTATTGAAAAATCCTGGTTCAGCTTTGTTTATTTCATCTTGAGTTTTTAAGTGTGTTCCTCCAAAGATGTCTCTCACTTTAATTTTTTCTTCTTGAATCTTATAACCATCCTTAAACCAAACGTGCATCTTGAGTCTCCAATTTTTAACTGGAGATCCACTCTTGTCATGCCAATTACCATCGGTGTAGTAATTAAACGCTTTGATGGCCGCATCCTCTCTGTAACCCTTATCTCTAAAAAACACCTTCACTTCTTCTAACGTAGGTGGCACAAAACTATTTTTCGGTTTTTTTGCCAATGTATCTATATTAGTATTTGTATTAATATTAGTATTTGTATTAGTGTGTCTTTGTATAGGCAGACTTTGACCGACATCGGCTTTTGTCGACCTCGGCTCTTCCCTAATGTCGGATATCTCTAATGTCGGTTCTTCGTAAACAACATGATTCCATCCCTTGAACACTTTTGTCTTAGGGTCAATCACCTTTACGCTAAGGATATACCCCTTCTCTTGAAGTTGTTTAAACACTCGGTCAATAGTCCCTTTTGTTTCCATGGTTCTTTCTGGCAAACTCTTTTTGTAAAGCACCCAGTCAGTAGGTAGGCTTAATAGATAAACAAGCAACCCCTTCTCTTCGATGGTGATGTTGCAGTCTTGCAACAATTTGTTGCTTAACATGGTGAAATCTCTTTCAGACTTCGCTCTTACAATTTGTCCTGTATTCATAATGTGAAAAAAAATGCCCCGAAGAACAGGGAGGTAGAGGACTCACCTATTCAACAGGGCTAGTATTTATTTATTTTGTCGGCCTCTACTCCAACGAAACAAAGATAATAAAATTACGCTGCTCTCCAAACACGAACTCCACCATCCATTGATCGGGCCGTTAGTTCGTAGTTCTTCTTTTTCTTTTGGTAGAAAAGTTTAGCAAGGTATTTTGATGTTTCTCCAGGAACGAAGAAAGAGTCTCCAACTTCCATATCTGGCAAAACATATTCGGTTTTTCTACCTCTCCCACTTGTGCTTGGGATTGGTATATTTTTATCTACGTTCATTTTTGTTATGTGTTAATTATCGGCAAATATATAATGTTAAAACCAAATTTGGAAAAATATTTTATTAACAACAAGGTTAAAAAGTTATTGAAGCGCATTTAAAGATAATTCATACATTTGTGAAAATTATATAACAATGAACGTAAAAGGAAAAATTAAGTCGGTAGGTAACACCGAAAACAAGAGTGCCAAATTTTCTGTAAGAACATTTGTCCTAGAACTAGAGGGTAAGTACCCTGAATTAGTAGAGTTCCAATTGATAAACGACAACACACTCCTAATCGAACCATTCTCGGAAGGTGATGAAATCGAAGTTGATTTTAACTTAAAAGGAAGGGAGTACAACGGAAGAGTATATAACTCTCTTCAAGTTTGGAAAATCACAGGAGAAGCAAAACCAAAAGATGAACCAAAACCAAAAGCAGAAGTTCCGCAGGGAGAGTCCAAGGAGTCCGAGGATGACCTCCCCTTCTAATACAAAAAGAAAGTCCCCCTTATTTAGGGGGATTTTTGTATTTTTGGATAAAATTAACTGTATGTTCTTTAAGTCCAAAAAGAAAAGAGAGGAAGAAGAGGATGAAAAAAAACCGCTTCCTGTTCTTTGCAGTACCACTTGCGTGGTATGGAATAGCGAAGAAGAGATTGAAAGCAACCCCGGACAAGGACTCTACGCAGACTTTGTCCCTATCATTTTTGACATAACAAAAGTGGCTGCTATTCAAGCCGATGTAGAATTTCGTAACGATGGTTCAGCATCAATAGGTTCAAGAACTTTAGTATATATCACAGGATCAACAGAGCCTCTAATCATAGACGCTCCATATAAATCTTTTGTGGAATATTTTACACTATTAAAATCTAACGAATTCTATAATAATGCAAACTATTAAGTACGGCAGAAACATCCTAATCACAGAGTGTGACACAACGGATAAATTTCTTATGATTTCCGATGTTCATTGGGACAACCCTAAATGCAAAAGAGATACATTAAAAAAACATTTAGACGATGCCGTTAAAGATGGAGCTTGGATTGTTGTTAACGGAGATTTTTTCTGTCTAATGCAAGGCAAGTACGACCCTCGTAGAAATAAAAAAGATATTCTTCCCGAGCATAATGTACACAATTATCTTGACGCTGTAATTGAAGACGCTGTTGATTGGTGGTCTCCATACGCAAAATACATTTTGTGGATTGGATACGGAAATCACGAAACGGCAATTATAAAAAACACAGAAACAGATCCTCTCCAAAGATTTGTTGACTTGTTAAACTACAAGAACAAAACTAGCGTTCAAGTTGGAGGTTATGGTGGTTGGTGGAAGCTTCAAGTTCAACATAAGAAACACGCTACATTTGCTTTCAATGTGAAGTATTACCATGGATCAGGTGGAGGAGGAGTGGTTACTAAGGGAGTAATTCAGAACAACCGTATGGGAGTTATGATTGCTGGAGCAGACTGCATTTGGATGGGACACGTTCACGAGTTGTACCACGTCATTGATGGGCAAGAGTCTTTAGAGCATCACTCAAAGAGAGGTTACTTTATTAAACACAAGTATGTTCACCACATCAGAACAGCGGCATATAAAGAGGAATACGGAGTAGGAGACTTTGGATACCACGTTGAAAAGGGAAGACCTCCAAAACCAATCGGTGGTTACATTCTGTCATTTGATACTGCCTATGAGACAGAAAATGGTAGAGAGGCAATATTGTTGCTCCCTACGTTTACACAAGTACGAGATCACTAACAAAAAATGGGAACCGTTGCTCCCATTTTCTGCACACAAATAAAGAACACAATAACAAAAATCAAGCATCAGAACGATGCTGTACAAAAGTACATCAATTCACGCACAAAAAACACACTTAATATTTTCAAAATGAAGTATTTGAATTATTTGCCTGTAGTTATGAAATCAAAGGAGCATCTAGCCGATGGTGTTGATGTTGGAGACACGAGAATTCACATGGTAATTAGAACCGCTTCAGAAGAGGCTGACTATTGGACAAACACCGATTGTATTGTTTTTGAAGACTACGGTAAGTGGAAAAAAGGAGACGAAGTGTTTGTTAAGTACGTTGAAATTAGAGAGGTTTTTGGAGCATATAGTGAAGGTAAAAACAAGCGTATTATTGATGTTGGAGATCAGGAAGTTTTATTAGTTAGACCCGACCTTGTTTATTTAACAATTAGAGACGGAAAACTTATTCCTCAAGACGGATGGTGTTTAATTAAACAAGTTCCCGAAAAACCTAAAAGTTCTCTATTGATAATTCCAGAAGCTTTTGAAGAAAAATACAAGGAGTTTGAGTGGGAAGTTGTTGCGGTTGGAGGTTCTTCACCATCACATGAAATACTGTATGGAAAAGATGCCGTTCCTGAAGTAGGTTCAATTATTTTAGGGAAAAAGAATTGTGGTATTCCTTTGGAAGCAGGTTTGAATAAGAAGTTAAAAGAAGAATACTATTTAATTAGACACAATGAAATTCTAGCGTATGAAGTTTGAACATAATGAATTTAACAAACTAAAATACCCAATACACAAGATACCATTAGGCACACCTGTGCTTTTTGAGTTTTCAGACTTATCTAAGTTCTCTATAATATTTGCGGCAAACGATTTACCTAAGAAGTTAGATCCAGATATCGTTATGCGATACCTAATCTATATGTATGACTTAGGTTCTCCGGGTCAAGGTATTCCCGATTTGAAGAGACGAAAAGTTTGGGCGTTGCAATGTTTAAACCTTGAGCCTCCATACGATGATGTGATTAAGGATATGCTCAATTGGAAAATTAAAGGAGTAAACAGAAGGGCAATCTATTTCCTTATGTTGATGGGTGGTGAGCAGTATATGGTTTGGAAGTCTGCTGAAGAAGCACTCTTGCGTTATACAGAATTAGAGATTAAATTAGAGGCTGAAGATGAAGTTGCTCAAGCTAAAATAGTTCAAGCAGAAAAGACTCGAAGAGAAATTATTAACATGACGATGTCACAAATTGCATCCTCAAAAACAGATTTCTTACAAGGTGAAAAAAGCAAAGAACTTGAAGAGGAGTTGACTGAATTTACATTGTTAGATTCTTTAGGCATTAGACCTGAAGAGTATATTCGTGAGTTTGAACAAAAAGGAGATGTATTCCCAGACATAGATGCGTGAAGTAAAGTATAAATATAATCCACAAGAGGAGTTCATTATTGTAAACGATGGTGACGAGGATTTGTATCCTATAAAAATTAAAGTTCCTTCAGTTGAGGAATATTACAACCTACCTTATGAAGAGGCTATAAAAAAAATTGAAGGTTACGGACTTCCTCCCGAAAAACAGAAGTTTACTTATCAAGAGATGCCTTCAAAGTTGTCTGAGATTGAATCTGTTATTCGCAGAAAGAAACAGATGAAGCCAAAGGATGTAGTGAAGTTAGAGGATATTGACGAGGAGTTGTTCAACGATGTCTCTTATTACTCAAAAGAAATACAATGGATTAAGAGACAGATCAAGAGACACTACAAGGGTTATTTCTTTTTCAACAATGGTACTCCAACATATATGCCCGGTTGTCAATACACCTACTTAAACTATTGGCCAATTGGTAACGGAAGAAATACAAAAGGTTTAGCAGAGTACCGAGACAGAGATAGAAGATGGTTCTTAACCGTTATGTATGCCTACACAACTAAGGATGCTTTCTACAAATTCAAAGTAGTTTACCTCGAGAAGAAAAAGAGTTATGTTCGTTACTTTAATATGCAGAAGAGCGTGGATGAGTTTAAAGAAAAACATCCCGACTGTTATGTAGAAAAAGGCGAGTACACAATAGACACAGGCGAGAGAACAACTTACGGAGTTATCTACCCGAAACACCGAAGAGAGGGAGCGACGTCTCGTGCAGGATTTATGAATTGGTATATTACGGCAACTATGGGTATCCAAAGGTTTGGCGGTATCCAATCGATGTCTGACTACCACTCAACTCAAGTATTTGTGGACCACATTGCAAAGCGTCTACGAAGAATGCCCTTCTTCTTTAAGTTGATGACTGAAGGATCTTCTGTTCCAAAAGAAGCAATACAATTTACTGCTCCTGCAAATAGAACGGCAGGTGGTGTGGGGACAACTTCTCTCCCTCCACACGAGGGTTGGATAAACCACCGACCATCTGGAGAGAGGGCGTATGACATGGAAAAACTACATTTCATTCACCACGATGAGGTTGGAAAGATAGACCCGAAAGCAGGTATCAACATCAATGTTGTTGACAGATGGAGGGTCGTTATGAAGTGTCTCGCACAGGGACCGTACATTCATGGCATAGGTCTCCTTACTTCAACATTAGGTGAGATGGAGAAAGGTGGTGGTGAGCAGATGAAGAAACTTATCCTTGGTTCTCGTTTTAACGAAAGGAATGATAACGGACAGACAATGACAGGGTTGTTAACTCTATTTTTTCCTGCACACGATGGCTTAGATGGTTTCATTGACGAGTTTGGAAACTCCATCGTTGAAGATCCGGAGAAGCCAACGAAGAATGTCGATGGTAAGTTTGTTTCTATGGGAGCAAAGACGTATCTCCAAAACAAGAGAAGAGCATTCGAAATGAACGGAGACCAAACTGGACTCATTGAGGAGATGCAAAACTTCCCAATGAATCTGAAGGAGTGCTTCATGTCGGCATCAAAAGACTCTTCTTTCCCTGTCCTCAAGATAAGAAAAAGAATTACAGAGTTGACTTTTGAAAAACATAAAACTCGTAGGTACAATTTTGAGTGGGAAAACGGAAGATGCTCTCGTGTAAAATTAGTTGAGGATGACGAGGGTAAGTTTAACATATCTTTCCTCCCCCCAGCAGGAGCGAGAAACATAAAAGAGTGGGATTCGGAGTTAGAGTCTTGGAAACCTGGCTGGACCGTTATGAACAAGTTCGTGATGGGAGCTGACCCTGCCAAGTACGAATCTCACGAGGTGAGTGGCAAGAAAAAGTCTTACAACGCAGGTGCAATGTACTACAAAAAGGATGAGCATCTTGACGGAGACACAGGACTGCTCATTAAGCCAAGAGGTATGTGGGCATCAGATAAGTTTGTCCTCACTTATAAACAAAGGGATGTTGGAAGGGAGGAGTATTGCGATGATATGGCAAAGGCTTGTATGTTCTTTGGAGCAATGCTATACCCCGAGATGAACATCACCTTTCTTTACGAGAAGTTTTTAGAGTGGGGATTACGAGGATATCTGTTATACGACATGGATGAAAATGGATTCAGAAAGCCGTTGCCGGGTAGGATTACTACGGACGGTTCAAGCAATTCTGCAAAGCAAGACATCTTTGATAGTTGGGAACATTACCTAAAAAATGGTGTGGAAGGAGAAAACCACATCGAGATTTTAGAGGAGTGTGCTAATATCGATGGTAAACAAGAAATGACAAAATACGATTTATTTGCGGCAGGAGGCTACGCACTTTTGGGAAGTAAGTCAGTTTACCCTAAATTTGTAGAATTAAATGAGCAATCTATGAATATAGATTCAAAACTTTTTGATACATTTGATTATTATTAAAGTATGAGCGAATATACTATCTTGTGGCCAAAGGATGATATCGATCCTAAAAAGAAAGACAACAATTGGTTGTCACAAATTGGTCGTGCTATTTTTTATCGTTACGAAAATAACAAAACATATTTTGGTAGACAAGATATTGCTCGTCTTTTTGAGATAAGAAACTATTCTGAGGGAAGACAAAATCAGCAGAAGTATATTGATATGTGGATTGCTCGAGGGGAAGAAAAGGCAAGTATTTCAAGTCCCAATCCACAAGCGCAACGCATTCGCAGGAAAGGGTACGCAAACATGAACTTTGAGATTTTCTCAATTGCTCCAGAACTTAAAAGAATTATCCATTCTGTAATAGGTACTGACAATCAGCGTGTTCAAGTTGACTGTATTAATCCAGAGATTAAAAACAAGAAGGCTTTAGATAAGGCAACTTTATATGTCAAGTCTAAAATGGAACCGTTGATGAAAGAAATTGGAATGCCTCAAGTTGGTGAGGGCGAATTTCTTCCTGAGAACAACGTAGAGTTAGATGTTTTTGAAAGTCTTGGTGGTTTTAAACAAAACCTTGAAATCACTCTAGAGAAGTTAATTGAGTTTGGATTTACAAACAGTGATTGGGGTAAAATTGAGCGTCAACTTAAAGACGATGCGATTAACTTCAACTTTATGGTTTGTAAAGACTACACCGATGCTCATACAGGTATGGCAAAGGTTAAGTATGTTGACGTAACTAAGTTTATTTGCGCTTGGACTGATGACTCTCAAGGGGATAATACTCCATTCGCAGGTCACTTTGAAAAATATAGCATTCCTCAAGTTCGTGACTTGCTCATCCAAAATGGATGGAGTGAGGAAGATACTGAGAAACAAGTTAACAGAATTGCTAAGTGGGCATTTGATTTAACATACTCTAATGACAGATATGGCTGGTCTTGGTACGCACAACGTGACACTATTACAGACCGTATGCGTTATGATGATTTCTTTGTAGATGTTCTTGAGTTTGAATACATTTCAAAAGATACTCAGTTCTACAAAAAGAAAGATCGTGATGGTATTCACACATTCTACTCAGATAAGTTTGGGGAATATGTAAATACAGACAAGAAGAAAACAGTTATTGTTGATGCCCATGTTATTTACGAAGGTTACTTCCTTCCCGGAGCAAACATTACTGTAGGTGGAAAGCAAAAGAATATGAAAAGAGTGAGCAAACAAAAGCCTCAAATCTCTTATCGTTTTGAAAAAATACCAGGCAAGTCAATTACAGAGACTGCTATTCCAATTTACGACTCTCTTCAAATCAATCACCTTAAACTACAAGCAGCTAAATTAGCCGCTGCTCCAAAAGGTATCGCTATTGATATTGGGGCGTTAAACATTAATAGTATCGCAGGTTCAATGTACACACCATTTGACCTCGTTCAAGTATATTCTCACACAGGTAACTTCTTCTACAAATCTTCTCTTCTTGGGGGCAAGGTTAACACCAACAAGTCTTTTGAAGAGTTAGAGGGTGGTATTGGTAAACAACTATCTGAATGGATTCTTGCGTACCAACACGATGTAGAGAAATTATTGCAAATCACAGGTATTACTCCTACGATGGCAGGATCTCCTGCAAAAGGAGAAAAGTTAGTTGGAATTGCTGAGATGGAAGTTGAGGCTACCAACAATGCATTGTGGCCATTGCAACAAGCGTTAGAGCGTTTGAAGGTTAAGGTGGGTCAGAACATTGCTCTTCGTGCCATGACAACTATGCGTTTTGACAGCGAAGTAAAGGCTTACTACGAAGAGGTTTTTGGTAAGAACTCAATAGAGTACATGATGCCTGCCGCTGACTTCACGTTGGATGAGTTAGGTATTTCAATTAGCAACAAGATATCGGCAACTCAGAAGTTTAAAATTGCAGAGGCGGCTGAAACAGCATTGAAGGTAGGTCGTAACGGAATGCCAGAGATAGAACTTTCTGACTACACTATGATTCTTGAGATGTTAGAAAAAGGTCGTTTGAAAGAAGCTACATGGTATTTGACATACAAGAGCAGTAAGAAGCGTCAATATAACGATCAAATGGCGGCTCAAAACCAACAGGCTCAAGCACAATCTCTGCAAGAGTTGGAGTTAATGAAGCAGAAGGGAGAGATGGAGTTACTTCAAATGGCCGCGAAGATTGAGGTAGAGAAAGAAGCTGCTCTCTCTAACATTAGAATTAAAGAAAAACAAATGATTATTGCTGCTGAAACTCAAGGTTCAATCGAAGAGATTAAGGCAGAGGCATATCTACAGGAACAGACTGGTACAGAAATTACTGGTAAGTTCCGCAAACCAAGCGCATAAACACAAAAATAACAAATATGGAAAATCAAGAACAAGGAACGCCTACAAGCATTTTTAGTGCTTTAGGTTTGGAGAATCCTGCTCCAGAACCGATGCCGTCTCAAGACGAGCCTATTGTAACACCTAATCCTATTACAGATGGTGGTGAACCTATTGTCACCCCTGAACCTGTAATTACAGAGGACACTACATTTAAAGCATCAGACTTAAAGGCAATCTTTGGAGACTTTGAATCTATCGACTCTATCAAGCAGAAGTATTCGACTTATGAAGAGAGAGCAAAGAAGTATGAAGAGTTTGAACCCCTTATCTCTCAGCAAGAAACTTTAATCAAAGAGTTAGAGTCTCCATTTGCAAACGAAAGACTTGCTAGTCTAAACTCTTTCATAAAGAACACAGGGGTTAATGACTTGGAAGTTGCCAATAAATTTGTTGGTAAAACTTCTGAGGAAATTAAACAAAACCCAATTCAAGTCATGGCACTTGCTCAAGTGATTCAAGAGCCAGATTTATTGAAGGACATGACCTTTGAGGACTTGTGTGAGGCAATTGCAGACGAGAACAACACCTATGCTGACGTTACATTTGAAGACGCTCCAAAGGTGATGAAGATGAAGATTGGAAAAAACATTGCCGTAGTAGAAGAAAAATTGCAAAATATTGGACAAAATAAAGATTTTGTTGCATCTTTGCGTAACCAATATAACGAGTCTAAAGAGACTGTTGCAAAGGCTGTACAGGAATGGAAGCCGACAATTGACAAACTAACTGATTTGAAAGAGGTGGAGTATGACCTTGAAGGATATAAAGTGAAGGCGCAGGTGTCTGCGGAAACCCGAACTCAACTCCAAAAAGAAATTACTAATATCATCGCTTCAAATCCATCTTTACCAGACGATCAAAGTATTGAGCTTATAAACACATATGTTCGGAGTCGAATAGAAAATTTAGAAGCGTCCAATATTTATAAATCTCTTATCACAGCCGCTAAAGGGGAGGCCCTAGAAAAATCGGTTAAAGAGTTTCATAACGGATCGCCTGTTGCTAGACCGGAAAGGCAGGGTGGAAGTAACGAGAAGAGTCAATTATTGCAATACTTTGAAAGACAAATTTAAAGGTTGAAAATAAATAAATTTTAACATTTAATACTTTACCAAAATGGCTTTTGGAACTGCTTCAAATACTCCTGTTGGTTCTTCAGCAGGTTTAAATGGTTCGTTGCTATCTTTATTCGATGCTTCGTATACCTCAGGGTTGCTTGTACCTCACTACTTGCGTACTCTTAAAAACAAATTCGGTGATAACGGTCTTTCTGACTTCCAACTTTTGATGGGATTAGGAATGAAGCGTGGTGTTCAAAACGTAACAGGATGGCACTGGGAAAAAGGTCTTTATGACGCTCCAGTTGTTGTTGACGCTACAGTTGCTGCTCCAGGTGCAGGTGTGTCTTTGACATTTAACTCTGACGTTACTGCTGGTGGTGCTGTTGCTCCTGCAAACTTGTCTTTCCCTTACGTTGATCAACCTGCTGGTTACACTTACGCTAAGGCTGGACAAATCTTAATGAACACTAGCAACGCAACATTACCAATGTATGTTGTTACAGGTGTAACAGGTGTTGCGGTTACTATTCGCCCACTTCTTTCTACAACTAACGTCGCTGCTACAGCTGGTGATATCTATGTTGTAGTTGGTTCTGCATGGGATGAAGGAACTGACCAACCAATTTCTTCTCAATCTTTCTGGACTAAGTACACTTGGAAGACTCAAATCTTCAAAGAGACTTATACTCTTTCTGGTACTCAAAAAACTAACGCCCCACAGTGGATGGAAGTTGAATACGGAGATGGCAAGACTAAAAAGATGAACGGATTCTTCTACGAAGGTCAAGACGAAGCTGAATATCGTTTGATTAAGCAAATCGCTTTGTCAATGATTTTCGGAACTTCTCAAACTAACTCTGCTGTTCCTCAAACTTTCTCTGGTCTTGACAACGAGATTACTTCTCGTGGTTATACCCATAGTGTTGGTGGTGCAGGTAACTTTGATGTTTCTGACTTCCGTACTATTGCTAACGTAATGAGCCGCCGCTACTCAAGTAACTTGTTCTTGGCTTGGTTGACTACTGAATTGTATTCTGAGTTAATGCAAGATTTGAATAGTGCTTCTGGTTCTTACATCCAAAACGCTAACTTGGTTAACGCTACAACTCAAGCTATTGCTGACGTATTCTTCGGTGGTAACATGGAGCAAACTGAGACTTTGTTCTCTACTTTCTCTTGGAACGCTATCAACGTAGATGGTTACAACTTCGCTTTAAAGAACGCTCGTTTCATGCAAGACCCAGCAACTACTGCTGCTAATACCACTTCAGCTCTTCGTAGACGTGGATGGATTATCCCATTGAACAAGGTTCAAGACGCTGAAGGAGTTCTTCGTAATCGTATCGAGTTGGTTTACAAGGAGATGGACGGATATAGCCGCTTCATGGAAATCACAGACGATGGTCGTGCTTCTGCTCGTAAGATTGGGCCAACTGACGTTGCTCGTCTTTACTTGTCATCTGACCTTGGATTTGACTTCTTCACATTGGAGCAATTCACTCGTATCACAGACTAATCTTAGTCTAAAAATATGTAAAGAGGGGAGGGAGGAAACTCTCTCCCCAATTTACTAAACACACACAAAAAATAACAATAATAAAAACACAATTATGCTATTTCAAGATGGCCAAAAATTTGTCCTTGATGAAGAGGATTTGAATCAGTTGAGACAAGTGTTTCCTGATTACATGAATAAAAACAAACTACTTCGCATTACTTACAACGAGGGTGTTATTCAAAAAATTGAAACAAACAATCCGGCATCCCCATATGTTTTTTCTAAGCCTACTCACAATATTTTACTTGTAAATAAGTGGGTTGACTATGAGACAGGTGAGCAAAGAGAGATTCGCTTCTCTAACCAACCTGCAAGATATCGTGGTGATGGATCTTCTTACTTTGCCGAGAAAAGCACTGTAATAGACACTTCGTTTGTTTTTAAACCAAAAGAAGATATTGAATTACTTTGGTTTTGTTACAACTTCAGCAAGTTGTTTGCTAACGGATTAAAAGGAAACGATATTTCTCCTTTCCGTTTCTTAGTTCAACACGCTGACGCTGCTGTTAAGGCGAATGATGTAATTGCTGAGGCAAACGCTAAGGTTGCTTTATCAAACTTATCACTTGACAAATTAAAATCATTTGCTAACGCATATGTTGCTTTAGAAGAGGATGATAGTAAGGAGATTATTCTTGCTAAATTATTCTCTACAATGGATGGCAATAAGAACTTCAAGAGTTTAGTTATTAAGAAGTTTACTGACAACGATATTGATTCAGACGCTGAGTCTATTGTAAACAAAGCCATCGCATCTGGTATCCTCAAGTCAAACGAGGATGGAGATCAGGTTCTTATGGTGATTAACGGCAAAGAAACCATTGTTGCTGACATTCCATTTGACGAGAAAAACCTTTTGATTACATACGTCTCTAAGGAGAAGAAGTTGTATAATCAACTCAAGAAGGCTTTATCTTAACCAAAACTATAAATAATCTGAAATGGGGTACATTTTGTACCCTATTTTTTTTATCTTTGTGTATAATTCGTAAGTAAAAATGGCTACAAATCTTATCTTTAACCTTTCTACAAAAAAGTATCAAGGTACAACATCTCCCTCTGCAACTATTTACGCAAGAGTGTATGACCCAGCAGGTAATCTAATTTTAGATAAAAGTGCTTTAGGTAACGCATTTATTACAGCGTCAACTACCTCTGCATTTTACAACTTACCTTTGGACACATCTTCTAATGTTTTGCAAGGTTCTTATACATTTGAATACAGCACAGTAGCAGGAATGGGTTCTGGAGTAACTACAGATGTATACAACTTTTTAGGAGTTGATATTGCCTGCCTAGAGTTTAATGTAACTAACGATTGCAACTTTTATCCTAACGGACAAGTCACAGCCACAGACACTACGAATTATGGAGATTGGACTGTTACGAACAAGAGTATAAAACTTTATTTTCCTAATGGATTAAGTCCTGCTCCAATTGCTCCTTACATTGAAACAACAACAGCATCTACTCTTGTAGTTAACACTCTTGCTACAGGGATGTGGACAGCAATATTGACAACAGACTTGTCAATCACTCAAAACGACAATCTTGTAGTAATTACAGAATTAAGTAAGACTTTAAACCATAACGTAGCTTGTAACGCTCAGTTATGTAGTGTAAATAATGCACTTGACCAAATTACTGCGGCATATGCAGCTGATGTGGCTTGTGGGTCAACAACTCCTCGTTACGCTCAAGAATTAACATTAGCCAATGCTTACTACACTCAATACCAAATTGAAAGAGCGTGTGGGGACACTCTTGCGGCAGCTGCCTACGCTGAGAAAATTACTAACCTGGTTGGTCAAACATCTTCTTCTTGTGGTGGTTCTTGCGGTTGTAGCGGTTCTAGTTGCAGTTGCGACACTACTTGTGGTTGCAGCGGAAATGACGCTACTCCTCAATGGGTTAATAACACAAGCAGCGAATCAGGATACAAATCATATGTAGCGTTGATGTCTCAGACAGGAACTGCTGCTCCTACTGCTGTTGAACTAGAAAATAGTTTAGGAAATATTGTTTGGACTAGAAATTCAATAGGTGTATACTACGGAACTCTTACTGGAGCGTTTCAATCAGCAAAAACATTTGCTAGAGTTAATTCCTCAGTTAATTTTGGAGCAACTGTAAGTTGCTATAGATTAAATGATAATGTCATCGTGTTAACATCTGTGGCTAGTGATTCTCAATTGGCAAACAATCCTATAGAAATTAGAGTTTATAACTAATAGAAGATTATGAATCTTAACGACATACTAAACCAAGTTTACAACAAGATAGGTAAGGATGCTTATGGCAACCTTATTACCCCCGATATTTATAACGAGGCTATTGAGTATGTTAACATAGATAAGATCAATGACTTTCTAGAGGTGTACGAAGAGAACCAAGAGATTACTGATAACCTACGTCCCTTCATAGTTACACTTGGGGACAATGGAATCACTCCACTTCCCCTCGACTCTTATGGGTACGGAATTCTTCCTTCTGATTATTTAAGATACGGAAGAGCGAGTCGTTATGATTACGAGAACACTCCAACCGGATCTAATCAGATTTATCGTCACATTGAGATGCTGTCTAACAAGGATTTTGCATACAGACTTTCGACATCTCTATTCTCACCAAGTTTAGCGAGACCTGTAGCGACAATCCAAAACCAAAAGATTTTGGTTAGACCACAAGGCATACCTACAATTAACTTGACGTATGTTAGATACCCAAACACTCCTGTGTTTGATTACGATATCATAACAGCGACAGGAATGCCATATTATTTACCTCCCGGGACTACTCACAGTAACTCTGCTACATTAACTTGTAACCCAAACTTCTCTCCTGGTGACCCTAGTGAGAGTGTAGAATTTGAATATACTGAAGATGTCTTGAACGACATTATCAACGAGTTGACTAAATACTTTATGATTAATCTTAAAGACCTTAATTCACTCGGTGTTTTAGAACTTGAAAAAGGATTAATGCCATGACGAAAAGACAACTGATAGAATTGATACAGGAGCGTCTTGCTTCAGGCGATGTTCCAAACGATATCTTAGGGAGGTATAAGTACAATACTGTCGCTGCTCTTTTGGATATTATTTTCCAAGAAGCTTCAACAGCGGATAATGAGTTGACTCAAAATATGGCAACTCCTTATGTAGTTAGTGTGGCTTGTGCCAATGGTAAGTACACTAGCACATTGCCTGTGTCTCCTATAGCAGGAAACAAGAGCGTGAAGTATGCGACTGACGATTGTTGCAACAACTACTTTGCTCGTCAGACCGAGGATCAAAACATCTTCTTGAAGACAATCAAGAACATGGCAAAGCCTGAGTTTTATGTTAGAGGAAGACAAGTTAACTGGACAGGCAAACCTCTCTCAGACAATATTACATTCTACATCATCCCATCTTTTTTAGATTCAGCAGAAGACGATGAGGTTGTTATGCCAACGGCAATAGGCCCTATCTTTTCTCGTGTTATTGAATTAATCAGAGCGACAGATGTAAGACCTGAAGAAGTTATTAATAATACGGTTGAGGACAACACTCCTAGACCTGCTAACTACTCTGTATAATGGAAGGTACTCCAATTAAAAATATCGAATATGTTGTTCAATCTTCTTTGAACAGGGTTAAGGGACAGACGGCTGAAATTCCTCGTGTGGAACAGATTGCTATCGAGTGGATGACAGAAGTTGTGAGAGGAACTACAGCATTTCCTTGTATGAAGGTTGCTCACTTGCGAGTGAATAGTTTAATGCAGGCAGCTCTTCCTGGAGACTATATGAGATATTCAAAGATTGCTTTGAACTACGGAGGTCGATTAATTACTTTAGGATTGGATGTTAACATGAACATTCCAACTACAATGCAGGCTGCGAATTTTGAGCAAGTAAATAATAATGCGGAATCTACTAATCAAGGTGTGTTTTTTATTAACCACACATGGAGAGGAACTTATTACCCTGCGCTTTTCGCATTGGGGGGTGGTTTTAATGAGGCTTATTACAGAATTGATCCTACTAATACTTTTATTCAATTGAGTAATGGTGTTGATGGAGGGGAAGTTGTGTTGGAATATTTAAGCACAGGAGTGGACGTGAACTCTCAAACTCTTGTCCCCCCCTATTACATCGAGCCAATGAGAAATTACATCATTTGGCAATTAGCGGAATTTGAACCTCAAAAATATCCTGTTAACGCAAAGGACAGAGAGCGTATTTATACAGAGTCTATGGCAGAAGCAGCGATGGCTCAAGGAAATACAATTGATGAGATTTTGGACGCATACTACTCTGCTCCTGGACTAAAACTACGATAAGATATGTATCAACAAGGTGTATTTTTTAACGGAGGTATGAATACAGACGATGAGGATCGTCTTATACCTAATGGAGATTATAGATACGCAGCTTATTCTCGTAACTATGGGGTAAATACTCCTTTGGAAGGCGCGATACAGTCTATGACTGGAAATTCTATCAGAGAAAATACAAATCTTCCCACAGGTGTTAATATTGTTATCGGGTCTTGTGAAGACATAGAGCATAAGGCGATTATCTTATTTGTATGGAATGATTTAGATAATCACTCTATTTGGAGATATGAAGTAGAAAATTTTACTTACACATTAATATTGCAAGACGCTATATTAAACTTCAAAAAGAGTAATCAAATATATCACGCGGCTGTTGTGAACAACTTGCTGTATTGGACTGATAATTATTTTGGCCAATATGTAGATAATGATTTTAACCCTCCTCGTAAGATTAATATTGAAAAGGCAATATTATATACTTTCTCAGGAGGAACAGATCCTAATGGATACTCTGAAATTACATTCAACAACTTAGATTGGATTAAACACCCACCTCTATTCTCTCCGACATTTGTATACGGCACAGATATAACCGAAAATTCTAACAACCTAAAAAATAAGTTGTTTCAATTCCGTTATCAGTATGTGTATGATGATAATGAAGAGTCGGCATGGTCTCCAATATCTGAATTAGTTCTACCTAACTACTCTGAGTATATTAATCAGACAGTAAATATCGACCCTTATTTAGACAACACAATAAAGGTTGATATTGAGACGGGTTCATCAATTGTTCGTTTAATTCGTGTGGCATACCGTATTGGAAATACAGGAGAATTCTTTTTATATAAAGAATACGATAAAAATCAATTAGTATGGTCTGACTATTCAACAGAAACAATTGACTTTAAAAACGAAACTTCTGGACCTGCAATAAGCAACTCTGAAAGGAATTACGACCTAATACCTCAGATTGCAAAAACAATTGAGTATTTGCCCTCTAATGAGTTTGCTATAGGTAATTATATCGAAGGTTATGATAAGCAAGAGATAACCGACAGCGATGTTGCTTTTTCTGTTTCAAATTATCCCATAGAAAACACAGCTTTCACTAACCCATTAGCAAGTTTTGCTTGTTATGCAAGTGGAGTTACTAATATGCTTTTCATTTCGTTTAATCGTATAGGTTCAATTGTGAAGTATAGGTATGAGCCTGGTGATGTTATAATTCTTTCTTTAAAGGATTTTTTTGGACCTGCTTTGGCATCCACAGTAAATCCAGACAGAACTATATACTTTACAGTCCCCTATATAAATCCAACGACATACCCAACAGATTTATTAAAAATAAATCAACTGAATGTTGAACTGCAAAACTATTTGTATTCAATAGGTATTTCATCTACTGTTGTAGCCGCTGGTTATTTTGATCCTACTGTAACATGGACAACCTTACGAATTTTAAATAAAACTTGGTTCGATAGAACTGAATCTCAATTAAGTACTGATACAAAAGGATCTGTTTACGTTCTTAGAAACAATAATTGTAAAAGAACATTTAAATCAGGAGCAAAACACGAGTTTGCTTTTCAGTATTACGATAGAGCAAATCGTGATGGAACTGTATTGACTGTTCCTGCTGGAGAGATTTATGTTCCTTTTAATACGGATTATACAGACAATCAATTAAATCAACCTATTGGTTTAAATCGAAAACCTTATTATAGTAACATAAATTTATTAATTTCCTCCACATATCAACCGCCAATTTGGGCAGATACTTATCAAATACTTTACAAGCCATCTACTAACATTTTAAATTTTCAGCAAAGGTCTGTAAAACAAATTATTTTTAATCCTGATACAACGGCAAAACTTGTTTTAGAGAATTACTACAAAAATAATATTTTAGGAGCTTCTATAAATCAAACCCCATCCAAGGGAGATTTTGTTAGGTTTGTTAGAAAAAGAGCCTTATTCAATAGAGATTTAGTGACGTTAAATTTATTTAACGCTAATTTTTCATCTGTTTCTGTGCCTTATGCAGGTCCTTATTCATTAAATCTAAACACCTACATAAACGAAACATACGATCCAAATGGAACAATGTCTTTAGGTGTATTTACTGCTCCTTCAACTGCAAATTATAGAGTTAGTGGTAATGCGAACATTTCTGTCACTTATGTAGGTACTGCAACTATAGCTACTGTAAGTATTATTGCTAAAGTCAATGGTGCTACTGAGTATTTTGTTTGTGGGTCAACTACTATCTCTCCACCTAATACATTTACATTTGCAGATTTAAATAATACTAGTTCAGATATACCTTTAACTGCATCAGATACTGTACAATTTATTTGTCGTGTAACACTTACTGGAGCTTCTCCAGCAACAATAACAGTTACAAGCAGTAATACATCTTATAACATTTCACGAATAGGAGTTGATTATGATGAGTCGCAATACTACCCGGAATATTTAACTCAAGAATCTAATTTAGATCAAGAGTTAAATGTTATGAGCTATGATCCGGCAGGTGGTCCTAATGGTGAAGAGGTAATTGTTTTAAATAATTTTGATCCAAACTTATTAGGTGAATATCTAGTATTTAGTGGAACAAATCCAAACCGAGCTATTTGCACAGGTGGATTTCAAATTGAGATTTACACTCCTAAGGCTGAAAGTGAAAACGACCCTTGGTATGAAGTGGGTGTTGAGTTTCCTATATTAAACCCTCACACAAACACAAGACGCCATGGTGGAGATGTAAATCAAGTATACGGAATTACCGAAGGGGAAGTTTATTTAAATTGCGGAGATGTTTATATCCGTCAAAGAATCATGGCTACAGGATACGATTATGAAGGAGGATTTGAAAATGTTGGAGATGCTAACGACACTACTGCCGCCTGGTTTTGTGAAGATCCCCACTACTCTGACTTTTATGTTTCAAACTGGAACAACAAAGGTCGTGTTGGATTATTTTCTCCTTTTGCTAAACAACAACACCTAAAGGCATCAATTTATCACACAAACGCTCTTATCGATAACACTCAAATAAATGGTTTGAGCAGAGTTGAGTTTTTCAACAATGTAGCATTAAAAGATGAGCATGGGGGTATTAATAGGTTAATGCAAATTGGAGACACTCTCAAGGCATTCCAAGATAAAAAGATTAGTTCTGTTTACATCCAAAAGACATTTGCTCTTAACGGAGACGGAACTAATAACGTAATCCTTTCCGACAAGACTTTTGCAGGTGTTCGTCCTCATGACGATGACTACGGATGTATACACCCAGGATCTATTTCAAAAGTTGAGAACAACATATTCTTCTACGACTTTTACAACGCCGCTGTAGTTCAAGCAACTCAAGGTGGGTTAATTAATATATGTGATGGTGAGCGTAAGTTTTCTGTTGGTATTAGAAATTATACTAATAGTATTAGAATGTACGAATCAGATAATTCAGAGCCTATTAACATAACTTCTCACATCAATAGGTCAAATGGCGAATATATTTTATACGCAGGAACTAATTTAAGCCAAATTCCTAATAGTTCAGAGATTACAGAATTTATAATCGCTGTAAAAAACAAAGTGATTTTAAGTGGTGATTACACCTCTATATTTACTCCAGGAAGTATTTTTACAATAAGTGGTGCTAACAACCCTGGTAATGACGGAACTTACACTGTAGACACTTCGTCTTATGACGCAGGTGATGATGAGACAACTGTTTTTGTAGACCCTACTTTTGCAGGTGGAGAAAATCCAAGCGGAGGAACTATTACAATAATGCCTGCCGCAGATATTTCCACAGAGGCAATCATTTACTCGTTTAACAGACAGAGATGGTCTTCTTATATGAATCACCCTGTTTTGTGGGCAACTCAATTTGGTAACAGAGCGTATGCCGTTGGAGGTGTTGCTACAGCCAACATGGGTAAATTGTATGAGGAAGATGGGGGGGACGAATTAACTTTCTTTAGTTCGGTTTATAACCAACAAGTTAGATTTCTATTTAATGCTAACCCAACAATAGTTAAACGATTCTTGACGTTTATGACTCAGTCCAATATGCCTTTTCAAGTTCAGGCTATTATACCTCCAACTAATCAATACCCAGGTGGTATGTTCACTAATATGGTAATTGATAACTTTAGGAATCAAGAGTCTTACTATGTCTCTAAATATTTTAGAGATATGTCAGATCCTAATCCATTTTTACCAAACGCATTGAAACGATTAAACGGAAGAGAGTTAAGGGGATATGTTTTAGACCATAGTTTGACAAATACATCGACAACAAATAAGATGATTTTGTTCTCGGTAAATGTCAACTTCGTGCCTTCAGAGCCTATCCTACAATAAAAATTTGTATATTTGATAAAAATTTAAGTCATGGCAGTAGGAGGAGTATTAACAGCAATACAAATTGCAGAAGCGTTAGGCACAGCAGGTTTAGGTGCTTCCCAACTTATTAAAGCAAAGAAGCTTCAAAATAAACTTGGAGATAGACCTGTCTATGACTATACACAAGCAAAGGCAGCTAACCAAGGTCAACTTGCTTTGGCTCAAGGTGAAGCTCCTGGACTTGCTCAACAAATGCAAGGAGTAAACCAAACACTTGCGAATACAACGCAAAGTATTGCTAATATGGCGCCGTCAGGAGCAGCAGGCTTAGGTGCTTTGGTTCAAGCAGGTGCAGGTACTCAACAAACCGTTGCTGATCTTCTTGCAAATGCTGCTCAACAAAAGTTAGGTCTTCAACAGAATTATCTTCAAGGAAAAGCAGGTCTCCAACAATATGCTGACACAGCGTTCCAAGTTAACCAAATGGACCCTTACACACAGAAGGTAAACGAAATTGCTGCTATGAAACAAGCTGGTCTTCAAAATATTGGAGGTGCTGTAAGTGCTGGTGCAGACATGGCATCAGCCGCACAAGCTGCTGAATCTTTAAAACAAGGCAACATAAAAGACAGCGAGGCTATAAAGAAGTTATTAGAAGAGTTGTTAGGTAAAAAATAAACATAAGAGATGGCATTAACACCGGGATTATATGTACCTCAAGGTCAAGTAGGAACAGGCTCAGCTTATGTGCATGAGATTAAAGATAGGTCAGATTATTTAGACACTATAGCTAAGGCTAATGAGAAAAAAAGACTAAGCGAGGAAAGGCAAATTGCTAAACTTAAAGGTTTTGATTACGGAAAAGTAACGGACCAAACAATGAAAGAGCATATCTCTCAAAAATATAAAGAGGGACTCGAGACTTTTTCTAAAATAGTTGCCGCAGGTGGTGAAATTGATAATATCTCTACAGATGAGGGAATACAATATACTACATGGCAAAATCAAATTAAAGATGAGGCTGATACAGCAGCTCTTGCTGAGTCTAAAATCATAGATTTTCAAAAGCAAGTTTTAGCTGGTGCGAAAGATTTTGATACAGATTTATACTATGCGGTTTTAGATAATTATGAAAACGCGAAAACCCCTGATGAAAAATTAGCAGCAACATTAGACGCTGATCCTTTATTATTAAAAACATTTGATTTTACCAAGTGGATTAAAGAAGAAATTGAGCCTGCTAAAACGGATAAAGAAATTACAGATTTAGGAGAGGATATTACAAAATATCAAGAGGTGTATAATAAAAAACTTGATGAAGTTCCAAAGATATTAGCGTCAAAAAGAGGGGTTGGATTGGCTAAAATAGCATGGAAAATGTACCACGACAGAGGTGATGAAGGGTTTCAACAAGCTAGTTTTGATGACTATGTAAAAGAAGCTATTGACTCTCAAAGAAAAATAAGAGAAAGTAAAACAGAATCTCCTGCTCCTAAGTCTAATGTATTTAATATAAACACTGGCGGCGCAACTCCGTCAAAAGCCACTGTAGTTGATGTGCCTGCCGTTGATGTTGTTAAAATCAACATAGATGTGGCTAAAGCTGCTCAAGAGGGTTCTTTATTTAATTACGAAAGTGACAATCCTAAAATTCCAAACGTAGTTATTAAAGGGAAAGGTAATAGACCAGAGGATTACGGTCTAAGTAGTGACTATGCTTATCCTGATCCTTCAGATAGAAATGCGATTATAATGCCTGCTGACCAATTACATAGATTAGAAAGTAATCACGTTACAGCAACCAGTATACAGCCAGACGATAAATTTGCTACAGCTTTTGCAGGAAAAACATTTACTGACGAGAACGGAAATGCTACAAAAGGAAGTCCTTCTAAAATACTTGAAGACCAATTAGGCAACACTTGGTTAGTTTTAGTAGATGAAAAAGGAGGACAGAAAAAAGTTATCCTTAGGGTTGGTGGGTTGATGCAAACTTACACTAATAATAAAGGTGAAAATCAACAACATCCATTTGTTGGAGTAGCTGCCCAAAACCAACAGGCAATTGAAAAAGCTCTAGGTGTTAACTTTACTGACTTCATGAAAGAATACGGCCCAAAGTCTAGCCTTAGATAATAGCAAATCGTTAAAAAAATAAGGGTTGCCTATTAAATGAAATTAGTATATTTGTATATACAATTTTCATATGGCAAATTTACAAGACCTCTTTAACGAACTTCAAGCTGACGATAGAGTTTTAACTCCCGATACATTTGAGGAGTTTCAATCTAAAATGGAATCTCCTGAATACGCATCAAGAGTAAATGATGTGTTGAATAGATACGGATATGATGCAAATGCATACGAGGGTTTAAAAAAAAAAGAGGAGTCTATGGTCGAATCTGCTCCGCTATCTCAGCAGGATTCAGAGCAGCCAAGCGAGACTACAGAGCCAACCCAAGAGGTTGGTACTGAGCCTGTAGAAGAAGCAATGAACCTTAATGAGGTTGATGTAAATCAATTCTCACAAGCCTTTAAAGCACCCGAAATCGAGATGCCTATTGCTGCTGTGGGGGTTAATCCTATTTCAGATAATCAAAATCAAAATGTTGTTAAGCCAGTTCAGAATCAAGTTGCAGAAACGCAACAAGATTTAGACCACCCTGTCTCTAAAATTGCTAACCTAGCCAAGAATTTAAAAGGCAAGTTAACAAACCATCCATTCATGTCTATGTCTAAAGACATTGCTTTGGGTACTGCTGCTTTTTCTATGGAAGAGGATGAGGTTGAAAACACTCTAGACGCTCAAGAAGATATTGATAAAGACAAAGAGCCAAAAGACAAAAAGTTAAAAAGAAGAGATGCTAAAAACATTGCTGATGAAACAGGAATGGATTATAGTAACTACAATTATTTTTACAACGCTTTAGGTAAAACTAAGATATACGGTATAAAAACGAATGCCGAAAAAGGTACTGTTGAATTGATTTATAAAAATCAAGATGATCCAGGTTCAAGAGCAATAAAAACAGAAGTTCCAATTGGAGGTGCTACTTACAAACAATGGATTGAGCCGCAATTAGGTGGTGGCGGTACTAGTTTCTATGATTATAACGGAGATGAAAGTGGTTGGGATGATTTGAAAAAAGCTACACTTACCGTTTCCGGGTATAAGCCTAAAGTTCAAGGGCAGGAATATGAGGATAATCTTGACATTAACTACTCTTCACACTTAGAAAAAACAAATAGACCTTTAACATATATAACTAATCCTGTTGCCATTCCAAGTGAAAAAGAAGAAAAAGATAAGACATTTATTGAAAAGGTAGTTGATTACACTAAAGGAAAAATTAGTGATGTAGAAAAGGGTGTTTCTAGAGCTAATGAATACCTGCAAGAAAAAGCAAAGAAAAGACAAGAGGATATTGAAACATATAGAATTGCAGAACAAACTGTTCAAAACACTTCTTATGTAACAAAAGCAGACGATTCATTTAGAAACTCTCCATACAACAGCAGTTGGACAAATGACATATTGGAGAAATATCAAATTCCAATCAGCGAATTACTTTTAGATGGTAACAAAGAGCAAATCTTAAACAAGATTGAGTTTGACTACCTAAAAGATTTCAACCCTAAAATAACAGCAGGTGATGTTAATGCTACAGGAATTCCTGGTCAAGAGTTAAGTCCTTTTGCTGAAGAGACAAGAGATGAATATGCGAAAAGATTAAAAGAAGCGAAGAGAGCAGAGGCTGAGAGATTATATAACATGGCAAGGAGAGATGCTCAATTTCATTTAGCAGAACTTGCTATTATGAATCAAATTGAGAAAGGAAATCCTAAGTTTAGATATGAGGATGTAGAAAGATTAAGAAAGATTAAGAACCAAGGTTTAGAATCTGCAAATGTATCTGACTATGCTACAGGCTACGAAGATCAGGCAGGTATTCATGGTTTGACAGATTTAGCAGAAGAAAACTATAGTGCCGATATTAATATAGCAAATGCAAAATTTGCTAGAAACATGATAGATTACGCTAATAGCGAGTATACTGGTTATTACAAGTCCCTAGCAGGAATAAGTGCTATGAACTTAGAGGAAAAGGGAATCTCTAATGATTCAAGAGCATTGAACGGAAGAAAAAAAGAACTTGCTAGTAAAGTAGAAGAGGCTAAGAAAAGAAACAATATTCCCGATGATGCTGTTGTAAAAAACTCTGTAAAAGGTGCAAAAGCTGTTGTAACTGAAATGACAGCAATTGACAAACAGATTGAAGAGAAGACTAATCAATACAACGCAATGTTGGTTGAAGAAAACGGTCAGAAAGTTTTTAAAAGTGAGGATGATTTTGCGGCAGGAGAAAAGATAAGAGGTGAAGTTGAGGCTCTTCTTCAAAAGAGAGAGGAGGTTAAGTTGAAGATGAATGAGTTTAGTCCTGTACTTGATGTTGTACAAAAATATTCAGATGAGACGAGAGACGCTTATAATGAGATGATGACCATTGATAGCGAGTTAAGCAGATTCGGATCTGATAAAGATGTTAAACTATTACAAGACTTATCTCCAACACTAGAACTTATTGAGGGTTATGACTTGAATAGAGAGATGACCATTGACCCAAAGACAGGAAGACCTTATGCCTGGGTTACGGCAGGTAGAAAAACAAGAGGAGAACTAGGTGAATTTACCACTTTAAATACATACGAAGATAATTTAGAGGCATCTGAAAAGGCAGAGGCTGAAAACGACACTTGGGTTGAAGCGTTTGGTAAAGGTGTTTGGGGAACTGTGAAAAACATGGGGGGGAGTACGTTGCTTACAGGAGAATACTTATCTTCTTTTGTAGTGCCTGGTGAAAGCTTTTTAAATGACGATCCTACCACATGGACTGCTGTGGATAACAGAAAAGCTATGTACGAAAACAAGATGGAGAGAATAGGTCGAGAGACTGTCAATCCGGCTTACGAAACATGGGGTGCTAAATGGATTGTAGGGTCTTTAGGAAGCATAGCACCTTATATATATGCATCTTGGGCAGGTGGTGGTAGTGGAGGTTTTTTCCAAATTGCGAAAAGCCAAGGTTTAAAGGCAGCAGCTAGTAAAACATTGACAAGCCAAACAACTGCTTTTTTCACTACACTTGCTGTAGGTAATTACACTAAAGAATTTGAAGACGCGGGTTATGATCCGGCTACAGCGTTATTAGGTGGGTCGATGTTAGGAGCAGCAACATCTTGGATGGAAAGTTTATTCCCAGAACTTCCAGAATTTGAAAGACTTGCCATGCAAAGTGCTGTGAAAAAAATAGTTACAGAAGGTATCAAAAATGGATTATCTCCACAACAAATCACTAGACAATTGTTAAATGGTTTTTGGAAAACAACCGGGAAGTCTATTGTTAATGTAGCTACAGGATTTGCTCAAGAGGGTGGTGAAGAAGGTGGTACGTTTATAGTTGAGCAAGGAGTAATGTCAGCGGCAGGTGTTAGAGAGAATGAATTTATAGACCCAATGACAGGTAAATTTGGGTCTACAACAAAAGAGTTTTTAACAACAGTTGGTTTAGGTGGTATAACAGGAATATTCACGTCAGGTGGTAGTGTTTTAAAAACATTAATTCAAGAAAAAAGTACCAATCTTGTAGGGAAACAAGCTCAATTATCTATTGCTGAAAATTATGATGATGCTGTTAGTTTAATGAGTTCAGATAATGATAAATTCAAAGAATCTGACGCGTTTAAACAAGTTAAAAACATTAAGGATAGATACGATGAGATGGCATCTAATCCTAAATTCCAAGAGTTTGATGATGTGGCGAAGGGAGAGATTCTAAACGCTAATATTGAACTCACTAAAATGATGGATTCCGACAAGACTTTGCAGTCGAAAGGAATTACAGACATCAAATTGCAAGAAGATATTAAAAACACTCAAGATGCTTTGAATAAATTATTTGAAGTTTCTCAAGAAAGAGTGGACCAAAGAAATGAGTTGAACAGCCAGTTAAAAGAATTGGGCGTAACAGCGTTTCAAGTTAATGCTGAAGGTAAGGTATCAGGAATGCAGTTTGACGAAATGACTACAACAGAGGAGCAAAATGAAAACACTCCAAAGGCTGTTGAATTAATTGAAAAAACAAATACTAAAACACAAGAAGATGCCGTACAAAAGCCAAGCACAACAGAAGTTCTTCCACGCCAACAAGGCGAAACTACAGAGACAGGGGGTAAACGTGAAGGAGTGGGACCAAGCGTCAAAGGGCAAGAAACTGCCCAAGAAGGTGGGAAGGAAGAAATAATAGCGACTCCTCAAGAGAAGAAAGAAACGGAGGCGATGCAAACAGACATCGACCAAGTTCAGCAGTCAACCGGGACAGTTATTAATTTAAACGAGGATGGAACTCTTACTATCAACGCTCCTCAAAAAGGTGGTCAGTCTAAAAAAGATGCAGCCATTGAGAACGCTAAACAAGAGTTAGCAAACCTCGGGTATAACGTAGAGAGTCGTGTTACTCAACCTGCTCAACAACAAACCGAAGTAAGTGAGGAGGAAGTATCTCCATTAAAAGATGTGGAGAGTACGGCTAAAGCATTAGAAGAATCTGACCTTGAAGCTTTGTTCGAAAAAACAAAAAACAAAAAATACTTTAGAGGTCAACAAACAGAAGACTTGCCAGAGAAAGATATTTTCATATCACCTAATGAGTTAGTTGGTAAGATGTACACAAAGGGAAAAGGTGTGTTAAAAAAATTAGCATTAAAAGCATCTAACCTATTTGATATAGATACTAAGGTTACTGAAGATTTAAACAATAAACTTATTGAATCTTACAAAACCTTGGGAGTTCCAGTACCTAGCGATATTCTAAATGGATCGTTTATTGGCAAATCTTACGATCAGTATTTAAAAGAAAACCCTGAATTCAGAAGAGCTTTAGAATCAATGGGATTTGACGGCTTGTTAAATAATTTCACTCGTTTGAATTTACCTTCTCCAAAGCAAGAGGTAATTGTTTTTGACAAGGCTAATGTATCCGAGATAAATTCAAATTTAATTTCAGAAGCCTACCATGCGGCTAAAGCAGACGGAAGTAATCCTGAGTTAGTAGAAGCGGTAGAATCTCTACTAAATGAAAGCAAACCTCAATTCCAAAAAAACAAAGAAACTGTAGAAGATAGTACAGAGGCTATTGTTGATGAAATGAATAAGATGGGGGGTGTGAATATTGAAGTTGATGTAAATAAAGGTTTGAGAGATAAAGGTAAATTAAACATTAAATCTTTCCTCAATAGAGTTGGCATCATGCTAAAACCTAAAGAGGTTAAGTTATCTGATTTTGCAGGAAAACCAATCATGGTTACTATATCAGATGAGTTAACTACAGGAGAAATTATCAATCCAATTACAGGAGAGAAAATTGACAATCTAAAAGGTGGTTTAGGGTTTAACTACTCAGAAGGAAATGAAGGACACGCATGGGCATATACTAATGAAAAAGTAGCGATGGATGTATTAAATGTTGCAAAACAAATGTATGCCGCAAACCCATCTCTATACCCTGACGGAATTGTTCCAGTTGCTGTTGTTAAAATGGGTAAATCTGCAATGATTTCAAATGAAGCTGTAGTTAGACAGGTAATTCAGAATCTAAAAACATCAAAAATACCAAGTAAAAACAAGAAGGAAGCCTTTAAACTCTTGAGTCAAGATATTAAAGCTCAAATTCAAGTTGTAAAAGAAAGAATTGATAAGGCGCAATCGCAAGACAAACAAGCAAATCAAGCTGATGCAAACATATTAAAGGGGTACAATGATATATTAGATTTAATTTCTAAATCAAAAACATTTGATGAGGTTGTTAACAAGATAACAGATTTGAATATAGGTGTAAGACCTTTATTGATATCAAGAATTACATCAGGAAGTGCAGATTTAATACCTAAAGATAATGCACTTTCAGCAGACAAGCCAGTTGCTAAAGCGTTAATGAATGGATTGCCAAAAGCAGAATACAAAAGAATTCACCTCGGGCATCTAGTTAGTAATATTACGGAACCTGCTCTTAAAGAAGTTCCCGATAAACACATCATGGCTTTTGTTGGAATAGATGCAAGAGCAGAAACTCCTATAAAGTCAGATACACATCCTAACTATCCATATGTATTGAAAGGAAAAGGGTTAGGAATTTTATCTGAAACAGTTCACATAGCTAATGCCATACCTGCGGCATATGGAAATATTGTAGGTAAACTTATAGCAGCAGAACAAAAAGGAGGTCGTGTTTCACAAAACGAAGCTGTATCAAGAGCTTTGCCTGCCGCCTTAAACAACGCTATATTCAGAAATAAACCTATAAGTGAAATTGATGAGAACGTAAGTAGGCTTATTGGGTTCCTTCAATTATCATTTCCGAATACTCAATTCTTTACAGATAAAGAATCTTGGAAAGATATCATGAATTCTGACGGTGTTAAGAAGTATCTGAAAAAAGGAGATGTTGTATACGGATTAACGATGGATGGTAAAATCTATTTGAATCCTAACTTTTCTAACTTCAATACCCCTATTCACGAAACAGGTCACTTGTGGGTAGATATGATTGAAGAGTCTAGTCCAGAGTTATTTCAAAAAGGTTTAGAATTAGTTGAAGGATCTAAAGAATTAGCGAGTGCAATTAAAGTTTACGGAGATACCGTACAAGCAAGAAAAGAAGCCTTGGCTATGTTGATTGGAAATAGAGGGGAAACATTAACAAACGCTGCTCAAAAAAGTAAATTTAAAGAGTGGTTGTTAGCGTTGTGGAAATATGTTCAATCAAATTTCCCATCTCTTCGAAATATGAAGCCAAGTGAAGTTGAAAATTTAACATTAGAACAATTTATCAACGGAGCTTTACGAGATATCTTAGGGGCAAAAGAATTAGAAACAGAAAAAGCCGCCAAAAAAAGAGCTGGAAAAGAAACAAAACCTCAATTCCAAATTGATATCGAGGCTCAAGAAAGTCCTCTGTACCAAAGAAGAACTAAAGAGGATGTGCCATTTGTAGCGGATAGCGAAATTAAAAATTTGGTACAAGACGGAAAAGGTTTAGAAAGAGAAAGGGATATTTTAAACAAAGGATACAAGTTAAAAAAAGGGGAAGTGGTGACTTCTCGAATCAATTTGAATTTCTTGAGGTTTACAGGAATACCAGCCTTGTCTATTCATAAAGGAAAATTAGGAGAAGTGTTGACTTACGCTGGAAGCATTACTCTTAAAGACGTTACTTTCCCTGTTCAGCAAGGTGCTAGAGAAGCAATTGCTAAAGAAGCTGCTGAAAAAAATACTCAAGGTGGGTCTAAAAAGACTTCAATGGCAGGAGGTCAAGGTTCTTATATTGAAGTAGAACCAAACTTTGATGGAGTTGAACTTTCCTTCAACCCTGCTGTTGGACATTTATTTGTAGACTCTGAAGGGAGGGCAGTAATGTCTGCGGAGGAAGTTACATTTGTAGGATTTAAGGCTTACGCTCGTGGTAAGATATCTTACTTCGAAGACTTTGAAGACCCAAGAAACCCCAAGTATACAGCACCATCTCAAACCAAGTTTGCTAAAACAAAAGACGAACTTGTTAGAATGGCTGACGATGTAGAGACTGGCAACACAACCGTTGAAGAGGTTGGAGTTCCAGAGGTAGCACCTGAAGTTGTTGCCGAGGCAATTACCGCTTTCTCTGACGCTATTGAAAATGGTTCTACTATTGAAGAGGCTACAGAAGAGGTTGCTATTGTTTTAGAAAATAGTGCAGAGGAAGGTCCTCGTAAAGTAACTCCTCCAACAGAAAAGACAGAGCCTGTTTCTGCAAATAAGAAAGAGGAGAAGCCTAAGACAGAAAAGAAAGAGAAGACAGAAGGTCCTACACTTAGTGATCCTGAAACTATCGTTGCCTTCACCATTGCAGGAAACGCTAAATCTATCATGGATGTCGAAGGTGTTTCTCAAGCAGATGCGGTTAATAAGGCTGTCCTTGAGATGAGCAATGGGGACCAAGAGTCTGCTAATAGATACTTGGCTCAACCAGGTGTTAAAGAGACTATCGAGAAGAGAATCAAACAGATGAAGGCGAAGACCGCTAGAGAGTTGGAGGCTGAATCTAATAAAGTTACTATTAGTGAACGCAAACTTCTTTTGGATAGAGTTAAGGCTGAAATTAAAGCTGCTCTTGAAGGTCGTAAGGAGGGTAAAAAAGAAGGTGTAGAACAAGCGCAAGAAAAGGCTCAAAAGACTATTGACTCTTTAAACAAGAAGTTGGAGGAAGGTAAGATAACCAAGAAAGAACTTCAAGACAGAATTAAAGAACTTGGTTACAACATCCGATTTGAAGCAGGCCTCGCTAGACTTGCAGGTGAGAAGACCGGAAAGTCTTTGGGTAAAAAGTTCGGAGAGTTTGTTGGTTACTTTAAAGGACTGAAGGCAGGAAGAGCAGAACAGAGAGGTTTAGGTGCTTTGGTATCTGAATATATCAAAGATGTAGTGGATAACGAGTTCGGTAAGAAAGGAGCAATTAGTCCTGCTACTCTAAAAGCAATTTCTCGCAGAGCTGCAACCATCTCTAACCAAAAACAATTGGATGCCTTTGTTTCTTACTTAGATAAAATCATTGCCAACAGAAGATTGGCAGAGGGCATCAATGAAATCCAAAGACAACAAAAGAAATTGTTGAACAAGATTGGATATCAGTACACAACACAAATGAAGCAGTTTGCAAAGTTTGATTTGTACACAGCGGATGGTGACTTGGCTTTTGACATGAATACTTTAGAGCAGTATTTACAGGCTCTTCAAGACTTGAATTTAAAAGTACCTAACATTGGCAAAATGGTGCAGTTGTTTGATGGAATGAACGCCATCAATCAAAGCAATTTACCTGCTGATTTAGATGCTGTTGAAGAGTTCAAGAAATATCAAGACGCTTCTACTAAACTATTTCAAAATACCGTTATTAACAACTTTGATGACTATAAGAAATTCAAAAGAGAAGTTAATAAATATATCAGAGCCGTAAACAATTTACTTGATTTAGGAGCAATCACAGAACTTCAGCACCAATCATTCTTAAACTCAGTTGTTGATGGAGATGCAAAATATAATACATATGCTGGTCAGTTTCAGGATGAGATTGACGCATTGAAAAAAACTATCATTGATGGAATTGTAGACAAAAGCACTAATAGCCTTTGGGATTCTATTAAGGATTGGTTGACCAACTCTCCTAACAACTTCACTCGTAATCAGAAGAAACTAATCGAACAACTTCAAAGAGCAAAGGCTGATAACTTAATGACTTTAAGTCTTGACGATCTTGACTTATTAAATCAAGTAGTTACTCAAATTGCAGAGAATGGATTTGTTGATGAGAAAAACTTGCGAAGCATTTTGGATCGTGCAGAAATCAGAGGGGAGAAGATAGGTGAACAACTAATCTCTCAATCCAATAAAATGAGTTCTAAATACAAAGGTGTAAATGCCTTTATGAAGATGTCTTTAGACCTACTTAACAAGAGTGTTGTTTTCTGGGAATCAAGATTAGGCATGAAAGAGAATGGTGCGTTCAGAAAGAATGTCATTGATCCTATAACTAACGCTATCAACGGATGGACTGAAGACACTCAAAGAATTCTCAAAGGTTACCGCGACTCTGTTGTTAAGTTGAAACTAAAAGGAAGTTACAAAGTAAAGACAACAAAACTTGAAAAGGGACAAGTGGTTCCAACTGGCAAGACTCGCAAGATTTCTAAGGAGGCTTACAGAAGAGTTAAGATAGGTGTTATCGGTCACATCCTAGATAACGCTTGGAACGCAAAGCAAAAGAAGAAAGTTGTTAATGATTGGTTGGGAGATCAATTGAGAGACAACTCTGCAAGAAATGCTATGGCTGACGAAAGTATTGACGAGTTAGACATCGTGCAAGATGTTTACAACGATTTACTTCAGCAGTTTTCTGACGCAAACGGAAATCTTGACCATATGGCTATTTTGGAAGCGTTTGAAGATCCTCAGAGTCAAAGTTCTGTTATGAGTGCAGATGAACTTGAGTATTATGACGCTGCAAGAACTGCATTACAGGAGTCTGGTGAGTATATCAATAGTGCCAACTCAATCAGAAACAAGCAACACGAATTGAATCCATACTATATGCCTCGTCAAAGCGTAGGAGAAGGAATGAGTTCAATCACATCTAATGACGTTTCGTACAACCAGGAATTGGGTACAGCTCTTCGATCATCAGCATCTTACGCTCGTACATTACAAGTTCCGAAAGAAGCAATCAGATTTAATGTTGATAGACTTGTTTCAGTTAACGTAACTGAAGGTCTTCGTGATTACTATTTAACTGATGCAAAGAGATATGTGAATGAGGTATTCTCTAACGCTAGAGAAAATGCTACAAACGAGGAAATGGATGTGTTAAGAAATCTTCAAAGATTAAACAACACTCGCATTCCGTTTGCTTTAAACAAAGTGAAACCTGTGATGATTGCATCTCCTTTAATGAATTTGTTCTACACAAATGCTTTGATTGGAGTCCACAGAACTCCTGTTGAATTTTTAAACAACGTAATATCATATTCATTGGGCAATAGAAGTTCTAAAAGTCTTACACTTCGATTGTCGTCAAAAGAAAAAGAGCAAACAAATAATTTGCTGTCAGAGTTTCGGTCATCAGTTCAATTCGATAGAACTATGTTTGAAGATTCAGAAAAAGAAACTCGTTTTATAAGCAAAAAGTGGTATCAGTCTTCTAAGGGATTAAATGGAATGATAAGCACTCAAAAAGCAACTCAATTATTGATACCTGCCCTAAACAATATAACCGCATTTATGCGGAAGGGTGAGTGGAAGACTCAATTTGATAGAGCCTTTGAAAATATTACAGGTGAAAAGTTCAACTATGAAAAACACTTTGTTAAAGAGAAGGCAAAATACTTTGACGACATGGAACAAGCCGCGTCTGATGCTGACTTTAATGTAAGAAGAATTATAAAAGGTGGTAACAAATCAGAACAAAGACAATTTGTTCAATGGGTACCGTTTGTTAAGAAAGGAAGAGTTGAAGCGGATGGTTTTGCGGCTTCATTCCTTGGAATGTTCTCAGGATTTATTGGGCATGACGTTGACAATATGACTATTGGTTTACGCAAGGCTGTTAAATCGGGTGAAGTCAAAGATGGTGTGACTCAGTTCTTAGGTGCGGCGATGAGACTTTCGTTATATCCTACATTAATGTTGGTTGTAAAGTCTTTAAGCAAAATGTACTTTGGGGATGACGATGAAAAAGAAAATGGAAAAGAAACATTAGACCGCTTAAAGACTCCTGAAGGATGGGCAGACTTAGGTATATATACAGCAAGACAATTAACTGCTACAACAGTCATGGGTAAATATGCCTTTGGTGGTAAAGTAATTGGAAATTTATTATTACATCTTTCTTACACTATGACAGAGGACAGAAGGCAAAGAAGGTTTATAGAAGATACAATGAGAGAATTGTATTTCACAGACCCTATTGACCTCAAGTATTTTAACAAAGATGACTGGCAATTGCAAATGACAGCAAATTTAGAGCCTATATCTAAAATGTTAGCTGATGACATTAAAAACCTTGTTGATGACATTAACAACAAGGGAAGAGAAAAAGTCACTATCTATGACATATACGAATGGACTCAACAAACAGATGAAGGTAAGCAATGGTTATACATGGCTAATAGCATCCTGACATTAGGTCAATTAGCTTCTGTAACATATTTTGGAACAGCAATTCCACTAGTTGATGATACTATAAAATTAATAGAGGATGAGCTTTCTAAAAAAGAAATGAACAAAGACACTACATATGAAACACCAGGAGGTCAGAAAATAGACATGAGGGACTTGGTCTTAGACTCTGACGGAAGAGTAGAAATTAATATCCCTGGTATCACTCCAAGAGATCGAGATAGAATGTCTGACCTAGCAACTGAAAAGTTTAATAATATACTTAAATCAATGGGTGTAGCAGGATCTCCAGGAAAGATATACGCAAAACTAAAGTTTATGACAGACTTGGCTAAATATGAAGCTGCTAAAGAACTTGGCTACTCAGACAAGAAATGGAGTGACTCTGAAGGAGAATTAGTTTCTGCTAAACCAGAATGGGAATCTTACGCGGCATATGAGGCTGAACCTGAGGATTTAAAAGAAAAACTTCATACAGACATTGCTAAAGGAAAACAATTAAGCTTTACTCAAAATCTTAAAGAAAAGAGAAGAATTGAAGACTTTATGTTTAAAGCAATGGATAACAACCCTCAGTTGAAACAAGCATATAAAGATGCTCCTGATGGCGGTAAATTAGGTGTAAGGGAGTATTACAAAGACTTATATTTATACGAAAAATATAGAGTAACCGATAGACCTAAGGAGAGAGATTATTTCAAATATGATACTCAAGGTAAAATAAAACAGACTGAAAGCATCCCACAAGAAGAAAATTAAACTAAATTTGTAACACTCATACTATCATAAAAATGAAAAAACCAGAGAAATTATCTCAACCAGTTATAAACTTACTCCTGCCTCGTTTGCAGGATGAGTTTAATGCGGCATATTTTTATCGCTCTGCATCTAACTGGTGTAAAAATGTAGGTTACTTTATAGCCGCTGAGTTCTTTGCAAAGGAGTCAGAGGATGAGTTTGGTCACGCCAAGAAGATTGAGAACTACTTAGTCGATTGGAATGTGACTCCTGCTCTTCCAACGATTCCAAAGCCAACACTTGATTTCTCTAATTTAGAGCAGGTAATTATCATGGCTTATGAAATGGAGTACGCTCTTTACGAAGAGTATGAAGACACGAGCATGAAGATCTTTAAGACAGGAGACCTTTGCGTGTTTGACTTCCTCCAACAATATCGTGTTGGTCAAAAGGAGTCAGTTGCCGAGTACAGCGACAAGTTGAATATGCTTGAGGGTACAAACACAGGAAGTAAGTTCGAAATGTTAATGCTTGAGAAAAAATTATTCTAATGAAAGCACCGAGTTACAGAGAGTTAAAAGAAGTTGCGCTAAAGAAAGGATACCAATGGTTGCCTTTCCAACTTGTAAACATTCGCTCCGTTGCGGACAAGCCAAATGAGTTCGATGATTTGTTGGGGATTGTGGATGGTACAAATGTTATATGGCACACTGGGACAACTAATCCCGGTGTTCATTGGTTAAAGAATCTTCTTAACCCAAAGGGTGCTGCTGTTCTTGCAGAAGGTCAGCACTTAAACGCTTGGGTAATTGGAAAGCATAAGGGTCAGTACGAGGCGTTGGTTCAGTACGCTCCTCTTCCTGTTTACAGAGACGGAAATAAGAACGACAAGAGTGAGCAGGTAGGCAAACCTATCTATGGTCAATACGGAATTAATATCCATCGCGCAAATCCAAACGCAATTAGCAAGATAATTGACAAGTGGAGTGCAGGATGTCAGGTAAGAAATAACCCAAAGGAACACGATGAGTTTATGAACCTTTGTAAGAATAGTGGGGTTAAGTATTTTTCATGCATATTGTTTAACGAAAAAGATTTTTTATAATGAGCAACCACCAACAGCAAATAGCGGAAGGAGTAACAGGTACGATCAGCAGCATTCTATTATCTATTCCAGCGTGGCTGTTGAATGTAGAGTTTGCTCTTAAAATGTTTTGCCTTGTACTATCGGGTATAGCGTCTATTTATACCATTATCAAAATGGCCAAGAAGAAGTGAAATGGTTAAAGTCACTATTTAGCAATGAAGGAGATGCAAGTTCAAAGAGATTTAGTGCAATACTCTCTCTACTCGTTTGCATTTCGTTGGCGTACATTGCTACATTCACTCCCTATAGATGCCCTGACTATATGTTTGAGGGACTTCTCGTTATAGCAGGAGGAGGTTTGGGACTTACAGTTATTGAGAGTATCTTTACACGATATAAGAAGAAGGATGACACACCATCCGAACAATAACAAAACACAAAACAAATGAAATGTTCTTTACCATTCTCTCTCTCCAAGGAGGAGAAAAGTCTCATTGAATTATATACAGCCATTAGTGACTCTGTGAATACAGGAGAGATTAGGTGGCAACTTTTTAAGGAGGAATCGATTGCTCCAAAGAGCGTGAAGGTTACAGGTTACATGACCATAGCCGACAAGAAGAGCGACACCTTTTCTGTGGTGTGCGAGGATGATAAGCCGAGAGAGGCTCTCATTGCCATAGCCAACATGAAGTTGCTCGTTATGACCTGCACGTCTTTAGGAATTCCTATCGACTTTGAGTTTGAGAAGCCGAAGAAGGAGACAGAGTTCAAGCCTGTCAAGAGTTGGAAGGTGGTAGCAGAAGAGCATGGAATAGATCCGGTGGAGGTCATCAAGTGTCAAGACCTACGTTCTCTCTCTCGATATTGCAAACCATCCAAGTTCCCAATAGCACAAGCCTTGGAGGCAACCTCTCAGAAGTTCAACTCCGAGAGGGTAACTGTTAAGCAATTCTTTGAGTTCATCTGGGGTGAAGAGAACTACAACAAGGTTCGCTCCCTCTCCTCCAAAAAGAAGAAGGCTAGGACTATAAGTGTCCCTCAAATAGAAGAGGTTGAAGAGGAGATTGAAGTACACGCAGAGAACCGAAATCATCAAGACGCTAAGTATGTGATGGGCAAGTTGATAGCCTCAGGAATTAATAGTATAAATTTCGAAGAGAAGGCAACAATAATGTCTGAAAGATATGGTAATTTTCAGTATTTTTGTATGAACGCATCCGATGATGAGATTGCGTCTGTACTAATGCTTGAGCAATGAATGTAAATGTAACAAAAATACAGCGTCTACCTAACGGAATAATTCAGTTTTATAACGGAACTGATATTATAGACTCTTTTAGCATTACAAGTTCTGTCTCCGTTCTTTTTGAGAACAATTCAGCCAGAAACATTTCATTCGTAAGTAATGTAAAAACTCTCTCATTCAATGTTTACAACATAACATCTGTAATCGGTTCAACGAGCAACAAGACTTACACATCAGGTATCGACCCTTCTGACACAAGCTCTGCTTACATAAGTAGACTTTACGACATATACGCATTCATAGTATCTGACGTTATTCAAGGGTGTTGCCCTGGACCTACTTTTGTGGGAGGTGTTGTGGCTTCATATCCTAACTACGCATCCTTCCCGGCAACAGGACAGGAGGCAGTTATATACATTGACGAGGGAACAAACCAGGCGTATTTTTGGGACGGGACTAGCTACCAACTTCTTGTATCTACAGGGGTTCAGCAATATGCAAGTTTTGCATTATTCCCAGTAACAGGATCGGCTAATGTCATCTATATTGACATGAGTACGTTTGAGTCGTATGTTTGGGATGGGGCGGCATATGAGCCATTGACAGTAGACACTACAGGCTTCGTTCCGTATACAGGAGCAACAACTAATGTAGATCTAGGAGAGTATGAGATAAAGGCGGGACAGGTATCTTTAGACACCTCTCCAACAGGAACAGCCGCAGTAGGTACTACACAATGGAATAACTCAATAGGTAGCTCTCAAACTACTCTAAAGGGAGGCTCTGTTGTATTAAAGAATGGAGTTGACCTTG